CTGCTATGAAGAAATCGCAAGGGAGTTATGTCCATTGCTGGATAAGATTTTAAGCGAGGGGAATTGGACGGAATGTGAAAAGCGGATTCTGGAATCGTGGAAGGAGGAAAAATGAAGTTACTTATAAGCTGCACTAAACACGGCTATGAATACCTGGGAAAAGACGTTCCAGAAGACGCCCAGGCATGGGTATGTCCAGAGTGTGCTGCCACAAATCTCGTTTACCAACTCCGACTTTGGAAAATCGAAGATACGCCGCTGGATGGCACACCTAAGCAAATCAATTATGCTATTGCGCTCCGTCGCAAGCTATTGGCTAAGGTCTACAAACGAGCAGACAGCCACGGGCAGGCGCGCCAAGTGTTGCACCTACTCGCCAACAGGGAGACAGCAAAAGCTGTTGGCGGAGATATCCTCAGGATGTACGACATGCTCTACACACCATTGCACGCGGGGAAAGTTATTGACCAGCTTAGATAAGGCTTAATCGCCCGCCGCCGGTGCTCTGGAGTTCGATTCCTCCCCGGTGGGCTTCCCCGAGTTGCTGGAGGATAAAAAGGAAAAGAAAATGAAGGAAAGGGGTGAAAAAGGTAAAAAATATAAGGGTGTGAAGGTGCAGTGCTTGGACTGTGGGTACATATTTAGAAGTCTTACGCCTGCAATAGAAACCCTTTGTCCTAAGTGCAAAGGGGGAAATGTCGAAGTTGATGATTACATTCCAACTTATGTGGGGCTTTTGCCTAAAAGTGAAGAGCGAAAAGAGCAGGGTTGAATCATGGCTGCTGCTAATAAGAAAGAAGGGGGAGGAAAATGAGGTTTACAGCGGACAAGAAGGCAATTGAGAAGGCTTTAAAAGACGCCGGAAAATGGGCGGATTCTAACAACGAAGCTGCTCCAATACTTAGCAGCATGCTTTTTAGCGTAGGTAATCATGTCAAAATCACAACCACGGATTCACAAGCTGTCTACCAAGACACAATCGAGGCTACCCCTGAAGCAGGGGGTGAAATTGCCGTCAACTGTAAGATGTTACTCAATCTACTAAAAAACGCTAATGGGAACCTGATTTTTCAATCTACAGACAATCAACTCAAGATAACCGAAACCGACGGCACGGTCTACGCACTCGCGGGAATTGCCGGGGATGAGTTCCCGTCGGTACGTGACACGATGGAAGCGGAAATTGGGGGAAGGTATAATCAGATAAACTCCAAAAACTTGAAGGAATGTCTTGAAAAAGTATTACCCGCGGCATGTAAAGAGAAAAACAGCTACAGAAGAATGTATAACATTATGAAGTGTATTTTCTTTCAACAGAACGAAGATAAACTCCGAATGGTGGCAACGGATGGGCTCCGATTGCATATCAGTAACACGGAATGTCAGGGAGAGGTTGAAGACATGTTAATCCCCTCGCGATACTTGCGTCTTCTTTATAAGATTCTTCCTAAAAGTCCGGTTGACATAATTTTCGTTCGTCGCAATCAGGACATTCTTTTTGAAATCGGCACAAAACGTATTTTAATACGACTTGAGAGAGAAGACTATCTTGATTACTGGAAGGTCGTGCCGAATTGTGACAGAAAAATCACTGTGAACAAAAAAGAGATGGTGGACGCGATTAAAAAGGTAATGCCTTTTGTAAACAAAGGAACAAAAGCAATCATCTTTGACACAAAACCCGGCAACATGAAATTGACTTCCGGTTCGGATGTTGAAGATAACGGTATGGTGGAAAAAAATATTCACTGTGAGTGTAAGGACAAGTTTCGAGTCGGTGTCAACGGAAGTTATATGCTGGATATACTTAATAATATCAACGATGAAGAAGTAACCATCCAGCATGCGGATGCATTGTCGTCTATCAGAATTGATTCTGAAGATTCAATCTTTGTGGTGATGCCCATCCGCATAACATAAACGATGCTCATGTGGAGGCGAATCAGCGAGCCGGACCACAACCAAGATCTGCATTGGTCCTGTCAGATACGCAAGGCTACCGATTACTTAGACAAGGTTGGGGAATAAGCACGTTGTCGGTTAGACCGATAGTTCTGGGTAAAGTCATGTAAAATGAGTATATTACTTGTAGAAACCCCTTTCGGGGTTCTGGGGGAGTTCCCCTATAGAGGACACAATTAGATCTCACACGGAAAGAGGTTCCGCAGTGGGATTTGTGTGTTCAGAATCGGGGCAAAAATGTGGGTTTTTGTCTCGTCATCCAAGTTGTGTTATAAGGAAAGGAGTGGCCAAGATGCCAGCAAACGTGCGGAAGTTTATTGAGGATTACATTCAGTTCAGCGAGGCTGATAACGGGGACAAGAAGCCGGATGACAAGGACAAGAAGTCCACTGCTGATGCGGAGGACAAAGAGTTTGTTGCGGATACGAGCGACGAAAAAATCGGGGTCAGGCTGGCGAAGGAAATAGTTGATTACGCTAAGGACAAGGATCAAGCTGCGAAAGTACTCCAGATTGTTCGGGGGGCGGTGTTCAATTCTTACAAAGAGAAAAAGTAGGTGTCATGTCCAGAGTTGGGCGTCTGGTTCTGTGCAGGTTTGTTGAGGGGAATGAATTTTCGTCAGAGGTAGATTCTTCCGAAAGAGATGAAGTTCTGAAGAAGTTCCCCCGCTTGAAGAGGATAGATTCTTTAAAGTGGCGACGGATGGATGGAGATCTTGAAGTGGGGATGAGGCTTGAGGACTATCTCGATATATTCCTCTTGAGGCACAAGCATGTAGACGACATCGCTGCTTACGGGGTAAGGAATGTTGGCAAAGAGATAGATGTTCTTAAAAATCCCGATATGTACACAAGGAATATTCTTTTTGTTGTCGGCAAGGAGCGCCCGGACATTCTAGGTCAAAAACTCGATGGAAAAATATCGCAGGATGAGTATGAAGAAAAGGTGAGGGAGTTTCGTGAGCAGGATGAGAAGATTCGGGAGATTGTTCGGGACTTTGTTTCGAGGGTGGCAAGAAAGTATGAAAATTATGTGGATGCAGCGGAAGACAGCGCGAGAAAAGTGGCGACCGGTTCATGGTCGGCGTCTGATATAAGGAAAGGATTTTCGGATTGGGCCAAGAGAAAACCGTGGGACAGGAATCGGTATGAAATCGAGGGAGATTACATCTGGTTGTCTGTGGGGGAAAAGCAGAGAACGTTGTTGATGAAATACAGAAGCCGTATTTTTGAGTTGATAAGGATAATGGGAGTCCGCGTAGATGCCGCGGTGGATGATTTTTTTAAGGGGGTAAGAGATGAAATTATGAACGATTCTCTTGAACTGGCGAAACAAATAGAGCGTGTAGCCGGTGTTGACATTTCCGGGTATATCGGGAAGCGCGGTCGCAAGTAGTGATTCTGGAAAAAGGAGGCAGGTATGGGTAAAAGGGTAAGGAGAAAAAGAGGATGGGGCGGCAAGTTGAAGCTCGCCCTGAAGATTATTTTCTGGCCGATATTTATCCTTGTAGTCATCGGTGGGTTTGTTCTTGCGGGTATTGTTCAGGGTTTGGAAGATGCAAGAAAAAACAATCCCCGGAGATGAAAAGAGATGAAAAGGAGAATCAAAAATGAGCAAAAATGAAAATGCAAAGAGCATGATTGAGCGGTACATTGCGGAAATGGAAGGGTGGAATGACGACCGCGGAGTTACGGCCAACCCCGATGTCGGTGCGTGGGTGACAACTCATGACGGTAAGACTGTATATATCGTGAGGATAAACAACATGGAGGAGTACTACGTAGCGCGGGATGTAGAGACTGGGGAGCTGGTCAGGGTTCCGTTCAGTCAGGTTCAGCGTTATTCTGGATAAGTTCGGTGGGGGGATCGTGAAAGTGCAAGAGACTGCTACGAAAAAAGTGAATGTAACTCCAGGGATGGCACGCGCCATGTCGGGAAAGTTTGTTTGCCCCTCATGCGGGGTGCGTGTCCCGCGCTATCCGGGGCGGTATCCATCCAAGTGTCCGGCATGTGGTGCTTCGCTTGTGCCTGATGGAAGAGCGAAAACTGAATCTGCTGCATCAAACCTTATCGAGGCGATAGATTCTTTCCTCCGAGACGGTACTATTCCACCGGAAACTTCAAGTCGGAGGGACGCAAGGGTGCATCGGTTCTGTCCCGACTGCGGCAGTCTTCTTTATGAAAAGAAGTGCGACGTGTGCAACTACGAGGGGGATGGGTACTCGCCGGAAGAGTGGGTAAAGAGGGTTGTTCTGGAGCAGTCTATCGAGGATGTAAAGTCCTCCTGCAATTCTATATCCGATCCTTTGCTTCGGACGGTGAATGCCATTGGAGAGGCTACCCTCTTTCGGGCGGAGGGTGACCATGTAACTTGCGAATTTCTTGTTGAGGATTATCCCTATACGGTAAGATTTTCAAAAGTATCAGGGACGGAGCACAGGATGATGCTGCGGGATGAGAGTGCCGACAGGGAAGTTGTAGTGCACGGATCGCTGCCGTTGTTGTTCAGGAGATTGTGTGAGGAGTTTAAGGGGGGAAGATGAATGCCCGGAAGTGTGAGACGAATTATTGAAGGAGGACTTTCCGAAAGGAAAATGGGTGGCCCGGATGTTATCAGTTATCCGAGCTTACTTAAGGCTTTAGGGTATGATGTGGCACCTCACCTTAGCGCTGCGATTGAGGGGCTGGATAAAATCCTGCAAACTCTTGACCCCGATACTTGGGAATGGGATGCAATTGCCGAATTGAGACGGCAGTTTTATGACACTTTTGATGCGGTAAGGGAACTTGACAAGAGGCTGCGAAGAAACGAAATATAGGATGGGTACTCTTTTAGAATACGTTGAAAAGTGTCGGAGGAAGGATGCTAAAGAGGGGAGACCGTGGTGCATTTATAAGCACGGGTATGACAAGGCCAACCAGCCGAAGGGATGGCCCAAGACTTTCAAAACGAAGGAAGATGCTGAAAAGCAATTACGGATTATGCAAATGTTTGATCGAAGGAGGCGAACAATGAACTCGACAGCTCGGAAACTTATTGAAGCTGCTGTAAATCAACGTGTGTCAAAGGAAAGCAAGTTTTTGAGAAATCTTTGTGAGACAGTTGCGTGGGAGAAGGGCGATGATATCAATTATCTTCCAACAGATATGAAGAGGGCGGCGAAGGCGGGGAATATTGATGAGGTCATCGCGCTACGGCCCCCCCGTGGTGGCGAGGCTATCCTGATAGCTTATTGTAAAGGCGATATTGTCGGTGCGTGCTGGGGGGCAGAAACTGATTGGTACGACGACTGCGAAGAGTTTATAGATGACTTGCGCAGTCAGGGCTATGACATTCCCGGTACTATCGCTGGAGGCCCACGCTATCCTACTAACAGATAAAAAACGCTACAGAATCCAAATGTGGACGTTCTAGTGGTATTTTCACCTACATGCCGGTGCAGGAGGAAACTATGATAACAGGACGAGTAAACAAATATGTAACAACAGCCTTGACACGGGTCGTGAGGGTTTTTCGTGGAAAGGGGTTTTTGTCTCTTAGGAATCTGTCCGGCGGGGATGTTGTTCTTATGCTTGATCGTGGGAGCGGTGAGCAAAAGAAAGGCTGGAATCCCATATCATTCGACGGAAAATATTTCGACCTTGTTCAGACGAATGTTGCACAGGGGAGCAGCACTGTTTCCGCCATCCAGCTATCCCGGGCGGACGGTAGCAATGTTCAGGGTGTTGTTCCCAAGAGTGTTTATGTAACGGTTTCCGGTTATTCCGTATCGGCGGATGACGGTAGTGGAAATATCGCTGCGCCTGCCGGTCAGACTCAAAACATTATTACGGGAAGTGTTGATTACTTTCAGGGAAAGGTGAGTTTGTCTTTCAGTCCGGTTACCGGGGCGACTCTTCCTGTTACCGTGGCCGGATGTGAGTGCGAACCTGCTCGGGCCGGTAATGCTCCTGTGACGTATTCGTATCCCGTGACAGGAGGCAGGGAACCTGTTCTATATGCAATAGCTGGGACTACACCCGCCAGCGTGGCGGTAGAATTTGGAGGTGAATTATGAAAAACGAAGTTGCAAGGAAACTAATTGAAGCTGCCGTTGTAGGAGGGGACATTGGGCCTGATTCTGTTGTGCAGTTTGAGGTTGCTTGGACTCTTACCGATCCAAGTGAACTTAGGGACATGGAGAAGGATATTAAAGGGGCCATTCCACGTGAAGCCTCTCTTGGATCCTTTGAGTACCGTGCTGAGGGTGATATTACCCCTATAAGTACGAGAGAAGCAATAAGTGTGCTTAGGCAGGGTGAGGAGGCGGTTTTTGGATCTGTTACTGTTGAGGATCTCGTTAAGAACGCTCCTAGAACAAGGCAGGTTTTAATGAGACTTGGTGCAGATGTTAGTAATGAACTCGTTGTGGTAAGAAATGATTATGGGAAGAGAGTGAAAGTGTATATTTCTCGCAGCGAGTTACAGGATTTGGCGAGGAGCTAGTGCAAAGAAAAAGATCCGTTTGAAGCCGGATTGCACCTGTGCAAGAAATATCCGGTCTTGGCGGGTGCTACGCTGAAGTGGTTTGGCGGCAACTATGACCACTTGGTTGTGATGGAGAACCATACGCTGGATTCGGATATTTTTGTAAACTGGTTTATTTCCGCCGGGGTAAGGGGGCTGTCCCCGGAGGAAGCTGATGCTCTCATATCTGGTATTCGAGCCGGTGGTAGAGGTTGAGATCACGAGAGGAGTGAAGCGATGGATATGGTTCTTACAGGAAAAGTTGATATGGCGGTGTTGGAGGCTCTACCTGCCGACCATCCGTTGTTTTCCGTTATAAGGTACTACGATTCAGAAAAAATATCGCTGGATCTAGACAAGTGGAAGGGGCTTAATTGCAGCAAGTGCCCTGGGGAGAGAACAAAGGATGCGTTGAAAGAATTTGTTCAGTCTTCCTTGGGGGATGGATTTTCGCCTGAGGTTGGAGAGGTGGATTCCGAGAGACTGTCGGAGGCTATAGAGGCAGTTTCCAGGGGCAAGGGGGATCCTGCTGATGTTCTGGACAAGATTCTTCTTGGAGACGGAAACTTGCCCGACAAGTCTTCGTAAGTACATCTGGATAATGAAGTGCCCGAGGTGCGGGGCTTACGCCCCCCGCCTGAATGGTGTCTACAGGTGCCCGTTTTGCGGGTGGAAACTGAAAATAGGAGGCTAAAGAGATGGCGATTTTAAACTACGGTTCGGAACTGACTGGTATCAGCGTGAGCACTCTTCATTCCATGGTGGCTGAGGCGAGGCAATTCCTGAATACGGAGGTGTCTACCGGGCAGAGGACTCTTGATCTTCCTACCCTCCGAGATCTTCTCTACCGGCAACTCAGCAGCACGTACAAGGTAGTGTCCGGGCTTACCTTGCACGGAGGGGAGGCGGGGTATTTCTACCGGCTTCTTTCGGCGTATCAGAAAAACCTTTCTCTCCCATCGTGGTTTGCGGGGAGTTCCGCATCTGTACTGAGTGTGATTCACGGACTGGGGTGCTTTCTGCTCTCGAAAGAGTATGGGCATGCCGGTGGGCATTACACGTACAAGGAAGTGAATCACATTTGGCATCAGACGTGTCAGGCTGTTCGTCAGGCGGCTGATACCTATCATATCAGAAGCAGCAGCTTCTAGTTTTTAGGGGAGGTGGGTTATGAGTCACGGCGGTAGCTACGTGGATGCCCTTTTGCGGGAAGGGGCGAGAGGGGTTGTGCCACGAGGAAAAGGCGAACAAACTCTTGAGGAGTTTGCGAAGGAACGAATCCGGGAGTGGAAAAGAACCCGTGATGAGATTCGGCGGAAACAGAAGGAAATCGAGAGTTTAACTAAGGATTTGGAGAAAAGCGTAAGGCATCTTAAGAAGGTGGAGGACGCCATTAAAGGGGAGCTGATTCCTATCATGGAGGAGATTGGTAGCGTGGTTATTGAGGTGGATGAAGTGATGGCTGTTCTGGAGGAGAGGTCGCTCTTCGGGCCGCTCAAGAGGAAGAAAATCAGCCCGAAGTGGGAGGAGTTGTTCTGGAAGGCATACAGTAAACTGAATGCTCAGACCCAGAGGCTTCTCGATGAGGAGTTGGAGGTGTGGCGTGAGGTGACAGGTGTTGCGAAAGACGTCAGGTTGAAAGCCAGAGAGTCTTTCGACCGGAAGTATTTGAATGAGGGTCTGTTTGCCGACCTGCGGATGAAGGTTAAAAAAGCGGCTTCTTGGGCCTGGCAAAAGATAAGCAGTCTGTGGAAAAGCGTGGATGATTTGAAGGAGGCGGTAGACAAGCTCACGTCTGAAGATTGAGGAGGTTGCATTGTTATGGAACACAGCATCTGGTTGATTATCATTTCAGCGCTGGGGTTCATTTTCGGGGGCGGGGGTATGGTAAGCGTTGTAGCTACTGTTTTAAGGAAAGCCGACGATAGGAGAATAGGGGCGGTAGAGAAGTCGTTATCCATGCTTGGACAGGAGAAGGTGGGGAAGGATGTTTGCGTTGCACAGCAAGACCGTTTGGAGGAGATGTTCCGGGCTATAAGGGATGATATTTCGGAACTTCGTGTCGGTCAGAACCGGATTTGGGACAGGATGAACGGGAAGACTTGATATGTCCGTTACTTTCAGCTTTAACATATACCGCTTTTCAGACTGGCGAAAACTCTTTCAGTATAGGAGCGAGTTCTCTTATACGGGTGAGGACATCCGCCAGTATAACTTGAATCTTCCCGGAGCGACTACGGCGACAACGAAATTGACGTTTTCCTGGCCTAATGCAGCCTATTCCACTAAAGCTGTGTATATTGAAACCACCCAACCTGTTGAGTTTGATATAGGTGGGCATAAATTTCCCTGCGACGACTTTGCGGCTTTATCAGGAGCACACACGGGATTGACGGTTTCCGTGCCGGGTCAGAGAAAATGAAATTGACATCGTATTTGATTGAGAGGGTTCTTTTTGAATCGTCTCGCACGACAGACTTCTTTGACTTGTATGCCTGTGAAGCGATGAAGGACACGCTGGAGGAAGCCAAGAACCTCTTTCGAGTTTTGTTTGACGACTTTTACGAGCTTATGGTGATTGTTGGGAAGGAAGTTATCAGGGAGCATACTGCTTTCATGGCGGAAAAGGGGAGAGATGATCTTATTTTTGATGGGTCTCTTGAGGAGGTTGCTGATTATATGGCGCTGGTAAAGAATGTGTATGGTATACGCGGGAATGATCCGGACTTGGTGGCTGCTGAATCATTTCTTCATAGGCTTGTCGATGCAGGCGAATCGATAGGGGGGTTTGAGGATGTATTTCTTAGGGATGGAATTTGGGCTTCTCTGAAACAGGCGGCTGAAAAGCGTGTGCTAACGATGTCCATTTCTGAGATGAGGGACGTGTACGAAGCTGGCGAGGAGCTTTTCAGTCCAGCTGTATTACGAGCAGGCTCTCCTCGGACTTGGGTTAAAATTATTGATGCTTACTTGAGGATGAGGGACAGGAAAAGTTTTGAAGCATTCGACGGATTTCTTGATTTACAGCATAGTCATGGGGAATTGAGGGAATATCTAGAGGTTGTTGGGAGAGACGCTGGTTATGATATGAGGTGGGTTTCGAGGAAGAATCTTGACATAAGAGCTAGAGGATCACTTCGAGAGCTGGCGAGGTACTGTTCATCCTTCGTGAGGGGCCTTATCCGCCAGTTTGAGGAGATGGGGGGCAGGTGAGCGGCCCAGATGAGCAAAAGTTGTTGTTGAAAATGAAATTGACATCGTATTTGATTGAGAGGGTTCTTTTTGAATCGTCTCGCACGACAGACTTCTTTGACTTGTATGCCTGTGAAGCGATGAAGGACACGCTGGAGGAAGCGAGGGGTCTTTTCCGGGTGTTGTTCGAGGAGTTTCGTGAAATCTTGGTAAGAGTTGGTGCTGCTGTAATAAGAAACCACACTGCTGTTATAACGAACTTTATGGATAGTGAAGTATTTAGGTCTGGAGACGCGGAAGAGATCAGGGATTTTCTTATGACGGTGCAGGAAGCATATGGCATATCAAGGAGCGACGATGACTTTGGTAAGGCTTTGCATCACCTTGATGAGTTGGATGATATGCTCTCCGGTAATGTTATTGCCTCTGCTGGTGATGAAGAGAGGTGTAGGAGTTTAATTCGCAAACTTACCCGTATAGCGGCGCTTGAGTGTCTTGAAACGAGGTCCATTTCGGACATGAAGCGCGTATATAAGCATGGGGAAAAACTTTTCGATATTCTCGGGGGCGGTTCTCCTGCGAATACTTGGATCAAGATCATTGATACTTACTTGAGAATGAGGGACAGGAAAAGTTTTGAAGCATTCGACAGATTTCTTGATTTAAGTCATAATCACGGGGAATTGAGGGACTATCTGGAGAATGTCGGAAGAAACCTTGGCTATGATATGAAGTGGATTTCGAGGAAGAATCTTGACATAAGAGCAAGAGGGTCGCTTAGGGATTTGGCGAGGTATTGTTCTTCTTACGTAGGGGGACTGATCAGGGATTTCCGTGGAATGAGCGGTCGGAGAGTTGCTTGAAGTGAGTAAAAAGGGTAGAAAGTCCAGACGCAACAAGAAGCTCGAAAAGAAGCGGGCGTTGAAAGCCGCCAAGCGTGCAGCTTATGAGAAGAAACGCGGAAAGTCATGAGCAGCGCATCCACCATGCTGTGGAGGAGCGTATATGGCTGGCGTAAAGTATCACCCGTGCAAAACCCGCAGACGCCAGCCGATCTGGGAACAGGAGGATGAGATTATGGGACGGGAAGCGAAGAAGTTGATTGATGCTTATTTGGCTGAAACCGGTAATACTTCAACCTTGGAAGCATGGGAGACGCTTCCTCGCGGGTGGACGCAAGCAAGCCTTCGCAGTTTCTGGGATTCGCTCACCGGTGACGTGGAGCACAAGATTACCCAGTGCATGGAGAGGATGGAGGGAAAGGTAAGCGACACCGGAGCTTTCTGCGCGTCATTGGCCAGACAAGTGGGTTATGAACCGGAACGATGAGCAGGCGCACACGCAGGATAATCGAGGATTATCTGTTTGAAGCTCCCTGGGATACGCTCCCAAGGGGGTGGACGGATGATAGTCTTGAGAAGTACTGGGACACCCTTGTGGGGGATACCGAGGAGAAAGTTCAAAAATGTATTAACAAAATCTCCAGTGGTGAACATTCTTCGGAGGCTATTGATGACCCGGAGACGTTTTGTCGTACTTTGGCTGCTAAAATGGGTGGATAAGAGTGGCTTAAACTCTAACAAGGAGAGGGATTGTTGAGTCGAAAGCCTGATAACGTGGTAATAGGCGGAGATTTGATAGACTGGTGGCAGTTTTCTAAGTTCAAGAAGAATCCTTTAGAGAGGATTGTGTCCTTACAAGATGACATAGTTGCTGCACACGAGTATCTGCGGAAGTGGCGGAAGATAGCAAAGAACAAGTTAATTTACCTTGAAGGGAACCACGAGTTCAGGATGGAGAAATACAAGTATGATCATCCTGAACTGGCTTTCGTCAAGGAGTTCGATGTTCCGAATATTTTGAAAGTGCACCAAGCTGGTGTTGATAAGTTTGTCAGGTACGGCCCTAGAGAGTGGACGGAGGTAAAACCGGAAGAGGAGTTGAATCCGCACTATGTTCACTTCCCGGACTGGCATCAGGGGTTTTCAATCATAACAACGTTTAAAGGGAGGGAATCCTATCAGGTTACTCCGGTTCATATTTTGCCGGGATATAAGTGCATAGTGAGAGACGTGCTTATCGGGAGAGGAGGGCCCCGGGAACTTAGTGTGGTATGAGAATGGATGCTTGTGCAAGGGGTTCTGGCTGGTGCCCAGGGATTGGAGATTATTCTTGTGGAACTTGGCGTCAGTTTTGATTCAGAGTACGGGCGTGAGTTCCGTTTTTCGCATGACACTTATATGGCTGTGGTGGCTATGTTGCGAAGCGTTCTTAAGGATAACGATATTTTGTAGCTGGTGATGCACGGCGTATGCGAGAATTGTGGGAAGGAAGCGGTTATCTATGCTTGGGGTTTGTGTTACAAGTGCGCATATGAAGCAAAGAAGTTGATAGGCAGCCCGTCTGTTTCCTCGGCTCGTGCAACGCGTGGTGAATATAAGCGTAAATGGATGGAAATAAAGGCGGACCCGGAGAAGATGGAGCGCAAGAGGAGAATCCGCAGGGAATCCGCGAGGAGAAGGCGGAGGGGGAGGCGATGAAGACTGTTTATATCGCCGGGCCGTATTCGGCAGACAATGTAGTGGATTTCTTGAAAAACGTGCGGCGCGGGATAGCTGCTTCCGTGAGGTGGATGCGAGCTGGGTATGCTCCTTTTTGTCCCTTTCTTGATTTTCTTTATGGCTTGTTTGGTGAGATGCCGGTGGAGCGGTATCAAAGTATCAGCATGGAATGGCTCAGGCGGTCAGACCATGTTTATGTTCTTCGGGGTTGGGAGGGGAGCAAGGGAACGAAAGCTGAAATAGAGGAGGCCAAGAGGCTGGGTATTCCTGTTTTGTACGAGGGTGAAGAGGAAGTTGGGAAAAGGCATGAAGACAATAAGCAAGATGCGTAAGCCGGGCGTGCGGTGGATAAGATGGTGAAACATTCTCATGATGAAAGTTTCGGGCGGCTGGGCCGAAAGCCAGCAACCACTATCGGAACCCGCAAGGGTGGACGGGAGCGTTCAAGGAAATCTCGCCAGAGAACCTACGGCCCAGGGAAAATCAAAAGGAGGAAGGATAAAGTGGATGCAAGAGAAATGATAACTCGCTATCTGGACGGAGAAGACCTGTCGGTAATCTGATTAGGGGTTTGTCTGATGAATGCTAAAGAACTCATAAGGCGGTTCTTGTTTGAAGAGGGGGCTGGCGGTGGGCAAGCCGCCGGTACTATGGAGATTGACTCAACGCCATTGGCGGAAGCGAGAGAGTTTGCGGACGAACTATTCCGCAAGTATCAGGGCAAGTCGCTGGATGAGGCTATCCCGAATTTCGACAAGAACTACCTCCGTGTTCAGGTATTGGCTTCTCTTGGGAAGACCAGGCGAAGGGATATGCCGGTGATTACTCCAGGGCAGGTTAAGGACTTGCAGCGGCGATTGAAAGAAGGGTATGTGGATGTCAGGGAACCGTTTGCTCCGGGAACAAGTCCAGCCGATCCGTTTCCCGAGGGTCTGTCCGGTGAGGAGGCGGAATTCTTTCTGGAGAACGGTTTGAGAGACGGCTCAAAACCGGATGATGTCGTATCGGTTTCGAACCTTTCGGAGAGGGCGTCGAATTTGAAACCTATCCAGCGCCAGATTTATTTTGATAAGTCCATTACTTCGACTGCGAAGAACGGTGTAGAGGCTACAAAGAAGTTCCTTCAGGGGTCATACATGGTTGCGTCTGAGGACGGGTTTATTATAGACGGTCATCACAGGTGGCTGTCTGCGAATCTGATTGACCCCTCCATGACTATGAGGGGCATCAAAATTGATCTTCCAATGAATGAACTTCTCCCTCTTGCTCGTGCTTACGGTGATGCGCTGGGGAATGCAAGGAACATGTAACCGTGTTCAGTAGAATTTCAATCAGGAGATTTTGAAGATGGTGACAACATTACTTTCAGGTTCATCCCTTACAGCGGGGGAAAAGAAGCAAACCGATTCCACCAAAGACGCTTATATCGAAGGTCTTTACACCCTTGATGTACAGGGTTATATTGACTATGCCGGTACTGCGAATGCCGGTGTCAAGATAAACATGTATGCATCTTTGGATGGAGTTCAATTCGATACGATACCGTTTGACACATTCACTTTGACACTTTCCGCAGGGAACGAAGTCCGGCGAACTTACAGGGTGGATCCGACAGGGATGTATATTAGGTTTGAAATAGAGAATCCCGGTACAGTTGAAGCTTGTGGGAATGGCGGTTTTTTGGTGAAGGCGGTTGCAGTTAGCCATACGCCTTCATCAGTTTAATAAACGTATCGAGTCGAGAGGAGGAGAGGGGAAAAATGTCAAAGATTTCTGTAATTATACCTACGTGGAATAATTTAAGGTATCTCGTTGAATGTCTTGAATCTTTCAGGTCGGACTGGGAGAAGTCGAGCGAATACGAAGTTATAGTAGTTAACAACGGCTCCACTGACGGCACCGAGGGGTTTCTGGAGAATCTGGCTGAGCGGTACAGCAGTTTGGAGCCGATCCACTCCGGCGAAAATTTAGGATGGGTCAAGGGGATAAACAGGGGGCTTGAGCACGCGGACGGCGACTACGTTGTATTTTTGAACGATGACACCCTTGTGCCGGAGGGTGCTCTGGCCCGGATGAGGGATGTTTTTGAAGAAGATCACCCGATTCTTTATCCGGTTGGAGCTGTCGGGCCGTGTTCGAATGCTGTCGGTGGACCTCAGAGGATTGTAGCGGATACGGGGGAGATTACTCCCGCAAATTATCTCAAGCATGCCGAGGCTATTCAAGAACAGTTTAATGGAGTACGGGATCTTACCTTTTTCCTTTCGGGATTTTGCATGATGCTGCGGATGTCGGCGCTCGATACTGTGGGTCATCTGGACGAATTATTCTCCCCCGGCGGGTTTGACGATAACGACATAGTTCTAAGGCTTCAGGATGCCGGGTACAAAGCTGTTATCGCTCGTGATACGTTTGTGTATCACCATTCGGGGAGGACGATAGCGAGATTCCCGGAACTCCGACACGGTGTCGCCAACAGGTCGAAGTTTCTTGAAAAGTGGCGGGACAGGCGGGGACTCGACAGGCCCAAGAAACTCGTGGCTTTTTATCGAGTTAAAGACTGCGAGGATACTATAAAAAAGAGTTTGGACGCAACTGCGGGATTCGCGGATGAGATAGTAGTTCTTGATGATGCCAGTACCGACCGTACCGGCGAGATATGTGAGAATCATCCCGCTGTTGTAGCTTACAGGAGATTGGACGGTAGCGAGCCGTTCAACGAGAGGAGAGACAGGAATCGTGCGATGGAGATGGCTTTCGGGCGTAACCCGGACTGGGCGATTTCTATTGACGGCGATGAAGTGTTCGAGATGACCAGGGGGGACGCCGAAGCGCTGATGTCTCCAGAAGACCCGCATGTCAAGGCTTACGACTTTTCGTTCTATACATTCTGGGATGATGACTGCGAGTATCACAGGACGGACGGTGTTTTCGGGAGAATGCACGGCCCGAGGATGTTCAAAGTCGAACCCAACCAAGAGATTGTTCTTGGGAATAAACAGGGGTTGCATTGTGGTAATATTCCGGCTTTTCCCCCTGCGAATATCGTTGAAGTTCCCTTTCGTGTATTGCACTACGGCTATTACCGCAGGGAACTTAGGGAACGGAAGTACGAATTCTACGAGAATATAGATACGGACAAGCAATTTCTTCTTATCGGAGCCGGTAATTACAGTCATCTTGTGGCCAAGAATGTAAGTCTTGCCAAGTTCCCGTCCTCCGCGACGCTCGGCATTCTTGTGGTGATGAAGAACGAAGAGGCGGAACTGGAGGAGTTCTTCCTCCGCATTCAGAATCGAGCCAATCAGATTGTTGTAGTGGATACTGGTTCCACGGACAGGTCGGTTGAGATTGCGAAGAGATTCACGGATGATGTCTACCAGATTCGCGGCTGGAGCGGGGATCTCTCCGAAGCAAGAAACGTGGCGCTCGATAGGATGAAGACGGATTGGGTTTTGCAACTGGATGTTGACGAGTGGATTGAACCTGTTCATTGGGTAGGTGTTTACAGGACTATAAATACGGGTGACTCGGATGCTTACCTAGTGCAGATAGCCAATCACCACGTAGATCACGAACCTACCCTTCAGGAGAACGTCCGGTTGTTCAATCTTCAAAAGAACAAGGGTAAAATTCGTTACAACCGACCGGTTCACGAGACGGTTGCCGATTCGATACAGGAGCACAATCTTGTTCTTACTAATCCGCCTTACGCTATTGCAATCCAGCATGCGGGGTATTTGAAGCCGCCCGAAGTGATACAGGCGAAGCTCGACCGATACATGGAAATCAACGACAAGTCTTTAAGAAAAAACCCGAACGATGCACAACTTTGGTTCAACAGGGGTTTACAACGGATTAACGACGGGGAAGAACTCGAAGGTATTATGGATTTGGAGAAGGCCGTGGAGTTACAACCTGCTTTTTATCAGGCGGTCACATCTCTGGCTCATGCGTATCACAGGAGATTGATAAAAACGTGGGAAATCGGTACGAAGACACAACACGATGCGACTGTACAAGAGGCCCTGTCTGCGCTGTCCACGTTGAAACCGCTCGAAAGGCCGTTCTTGTACGTAGGGATTCCGAAGTGGCGGAGAAACGATACCCGGAGCAAGCGCGGATGAATCCTCTCCTTGTTCACTGCATGGTGTTTCGAGATTCCATTCATGTGGGCGGGAAAAGACTGTCCGACCTTCGTATGTTTGACGCTCTCAAATATATTCGTCAACTGAAGCGACAGAAAAGATGTCCGATGGTGCTGATAAGCAGCAAGTAGTTCTGGGGGGAACTCCCGAAGACGTGGTAAGAATCACCGAGGTTCTCCGGGCGGAGGTTATACGTTACGGACCGCTGGCGATGCATTCCGAAAAGTATGAAGGGTTGTATACGATTGAGTTCTCGAAAGTTGCCAATCGTCCGAAAATAGAATGCGGTCTATCTCAACTTGAATCTCTTTTAGTCAGGTGGTTGGGGGATGATGGAAGACGGGTTGCCAGAACCGTTTACAATTTCGGCAAAGTTTACTTGAATAAGAAAACTGGGGCAGTCTACATACCTGCAGGGGCGGAGCAACAGGGAAGTATCAAGGATAAGAAGTGGATGCTCCTGTAAGCTACACATTTCGATTGTGTGACGTTTTTTCTTTCCGCGAGAGGTTACCCCTTAGGAAAAAATAAAAACGCCTTAGAATTGAAATATGGGCTTTCTGGGGGCAAGTTCGCATTTTGTTCGTAATCATGAAGGAGTGAGCCATGACTCGACCAATAACATCGGAATTTCTCTTGGAGGATGCTCATGTTGTAAAGGGTGAACTCCCGAAGGGTATCCTTCTCCGAATGGAGGGGACTATCCAGATGGCGGATACTCCGAACCGGAACAAGAGGATATATCCTATATCGGTTTGGGAGAATTTGCTCAAAGAGGATTCGGAGTTTGCTCAGAATTTGAAGCGGGGGGTTATTTTAGGGGAACTCGGGCATCCTGGCGACAGGTTGGAGGTGGATCCGAAGAACGCTTCCCATATCGTGCGTGACGTTTGGCTTGATGGGAAGGCGGTCAGGGGTGTTATTGATGTTCTTGAAACTCCGTCGGGCCGGATTCTAAAAACGCTTCTTGAGGCCGACGTGAAGATGGGGGTCAGTTCCCGTGGGTCGGGATCGGTTGATACTAAAGACGGTTACGAATATGTGCAGGAGGATTATTATCCAGAGGGATGGGATTTTGTTCTTGTGCCCAGTGTAGAGGATGCTCTTCCCGAAGTTGTTGCTGTTGAGAATAAGAGCCGTGCTATAGAGGTCGTCCGCCACTTGGCCGAGGCTTCGCAAGATGTCAAGACGTGTAATAGATGTCAAGATTTACTGGAGTCTTTGGGCGAGGGTGGATGTGGTATAAAACGAGTACATGGCGGAACACCCGCGAGTCAAGTTATTGAACATGTCAATCAGGGTGGGAAGCCGGAGCAGGAGAAAAAGGAGAAGCATAAAATGGGTGTTGAAGATCAAAGAAGCGTGGTGTCTCTTGAAGACCACACTCGTGTTCAAGAGGAACTAACCCGCGAAAGATCCAAACGTGAGAACTTGGAGGAAGAGGTGGAGAGGCTGAAAGCCGAGTTGGAGGCCAGCCGTTCACTTCTCCAGGCGTCTGTGGACAGAATCAAAGAGGAGCAGCAGGAGAAGGCGCTTGTTAAAAGTGAACTCAGCAAACTCCGCACCGAGGGAGAAAGGGAAAAGTCCGACCTTCAAAAGAAATACGAGAATCTCAAGGTGCGGTACGATGCGGCTGAAGACCTTCTTGAAGAGTCCCTTGCCATGCTGAAAGAGCAAAAGGCGGAACTTGAGTCTATCAAGAAAGAGCGTGATAGCCTGAAGGCTGAAAGTGAAGAGGCTCGGAAGGCGAGCGTGGTTGATTATCTAGAGAGGGAACTCGGCGGCCTCGGTGAGGAAAAGTTGAAAGCCGTCTTGCCCCTGTTCAAGGGTGTACAGACGGTGGAAGAGGCGAAAATGAAAGTGGAATCTCTCCGCTCTGTTATCAGCGATGGAATTCCCCGGATTGATCCCCTCCCGGATGAAGACAGCGATCTCGGAGGCGGGGAAGGTAAGAGCAGGAGAATCCGTGAAGAGGTGAAAACAACTCGTACCAATGCGCTGATCAGGCGTGTGAACGGTTAAAGGAGAAGAAACAATGGATGTGGAAAGACAATACCAACAGTATCAAAGCAAGTTGGTGACTCTTGCTGAAGACTTTATGAGGAGGCCCCCTCGGAGTCTTTATGAGGGTCGCTCTAAAGAAGATGCCGTAACTCTCCAGGAACTTACCATTGACAGTGATGGATGGGATAAGCTGGATGAGTGGGTGAAGCACTCGACTGTAGTCCTGCTGAGGAACCTGTACGAGTACTTCCAGACTATGGACGAGAGCACCAAGCTGGTGAACATCGGCGATTTCGAGAAGTGGAGTTTTGGGATTGCCAGGGCTTTCTTTCCGGGGCTGATTGCTCAGGATCTTGTCTCGGTGCAACCGATGGACGGCCCCACTTCGCTGATATTCTTTCTGGAGTTTCTCTTTGGCAGCTCCAAAGGACAGGCCACCGAGGGTCAGGTAGCTGCTACCACGAATGCTCCCTACTATCCCTCAAAGCACATTGATAGCGAGTCGGTGGGAGTATCTGGAACTACGAACTACACCGGGACCTTGTCCTGGACTCCTGTTATTCCGGGCAGCATGCTGTTCACCGATGGAACCCTTGTCGTCACGGATGACGGGAACGGGAGCTTGATAGGGGATGTCGGTGCCGGAAACAACACGATAAATTACACCACCGGCGAATACGATGTAACCTTCAGTGGTAACACGTCTGCAGCCGTTACCGTGAGCTACGATTTCAACCAGGAAATGAATAACACCTTGCCCGAACTTTACATGAATCTGAGTTCCATACCGGTCGTGGCGGAGGATTTCATCCTGAATGTCATCTGGGGTCTTCGGGCGCAACAGGACTTGAAGCGCACTCACGGCGTGTCCGCCGAGACTGAACTGGTGGCCGCTGCAACCAACGAGATCAAGTTCGCTATTGATCAGATGATTATCAATGAGATAATCGCAAATGCCGGTAACTCCGTGACTGCTTGGACGAAGACATCTACGGATGTTTGGGAGCAGTACAAGAACACCTTCGTGGACAAGTTGATCGAAGCCAGCAACCTTATTCTGAACTCCACCAAGAGGGGTGTCGGCAATTGGATAGTCGCCGGTCTCGATGTGTGTGCTGTGATTGAAAGTCTGGCATCCAACGGACGGTTCCAGCGGGATCCGAACGTGGTTGGGAGAGCTCCTGGTCGCGGCATTCACAAGCTCGGGAATCTGGACGGACAGTGGACTGTGTACAAGAACACCTTTATGACTTCCACTCAGTACGTGATGGGGCATAAGGGCGATTCCTTGTACGATATGGGATATGTCTGGGCGCCTTACATTCCGGCGTTCACTATTCCGACTTACATCCATAAAGACCTGTCCGCCAACAAGGCGATTGCTACCAGCGGTGCCAAGAAGCTCATCAATGGCGATTTCTACTGCACCGGTTCCATAACTGGTGGAATCTGGTCATAAGTTGAATAACGTCTAAGGACGGTGAATTCCCGGAAGTGTGGGGGGTGTTGCCCTTACCCCTCTCCTCTCACCCCCCACACTGATTTTTACTGGAGGTTACTGTTCGTGGCTATTGACTATCAGGAACTTAGTTATCCCTACCTGCGTGCCTGGATTAAAAGACAGTTGGGGGAGCCTCCCCTTTCTGTCGAGTTGTCGGACGAGCAACTTGACGATGCTATATACGAAGCCCTGAGGTTATGGGTCACGTTTGTGGCTCCGGTGAAACAAGAGGAGGTAACATTGGTGCCGGGCAAGCAGGTGTATCAGCTTGAGCGGGATAAGATAGGGCTTGGGGTTGTGAATGTAATGAGGTCTGATGAGATAAGGGACAACAGCGGTGTATTTCTGTATTCCGATACGGGGATGATGTACCAGTATCCCTATTCGGCCAATATAGGAGATTTTCTTCTTAACAGAATGTATATAGAGGAGTCCAGGAGAGTTTTCGGCGAGGATTACAAGTGGGAATTTAACGAAATGACGGGAGCGTTATATGTCAATCCTCCGTCAACTGATGGGGGTACGCTTGTCTATGAATATATACCGGAAGTCGGGCTGGAGGACGTACCTGTTCGTGCACATGATTTGATAAAGAGGCTTTCGTTGGCTTTTGCCAAGAATATACTGGGCCAGATTCGGGGTACATTCAGCACAGTACCCGGAAATGACGGCGATTTCAGCCTCAACGGCGACGATCTCAAGAGTGAAGCCAAGAGTGAATTGGAAAATCTCAGGGAGGAACTTCTGAAGAGGTATCCCTCTCGTGTTCCACCGGTTCGGGTGTAGTATGGCAATAGGCGAAACCATAGTAAGGAATCCCAAGATCTTCGATTATATGAAGGCTCGAAGGAAGTTATTCGCTGAATATAATTACCCTAAATACAGGTATTACAGGGTAGTGGATGATCAATCGGTCAATATATATGGGGAGGCAACATCCAGCAGACGGTATGACCCGGCTATTCTTCTCCCGTTTTTGTTCAAGGTGGATGACGACAGGGACTTTATGGAAGCGTATGGTCTGGATTCGATGAGAGTTGGTAAGGCAACGATGGAAAAAGCGGTTTTAGAAGCTCTTCCGAATCCATTTGTGCCGATGATTGGCGATAGGATTTTATTTGAAGGGTTGGAGTGGGAGATATTAACTGTGGCCGGCGGTGCGTATTTAATCGGGGACAATAACTTTCTTGTTTGGGAGTGCAGGGCGACATGGACTCGGGATTTTCTGGCGAGTACGGAGAGCGAGCGTGGCTAAGTTGAAGTTGAGAGGGGAGTTTTTCGGTGAAAGGGCGAAAAAGTTCTTCTTGAACGAAGCTGATTGGGCTAAGGAGGATATAGTTTATCCATCGGCTTTTCTCGGACGGGAAGACGCCCTACGCAGGATACGTCAACTTGGAGCTTACGAACTGCCAGAGACCGGCACTCCTCTTATCGAACCAATGGTGATTATGCTGTATCTCCGGTCGGTCGGGATTATGGAGAGGAGAGGCAGGTTGTATTTTGGAGTAGATCAAAAGGCGATTGAGCGCAGAACCGGTGACGAAATGTGGAAAATAGCACGTGCGTTTGAGTATGATATCAGCAGGAGTGAACTTCAGCATATAATTTCACATCCGGTAAAGGGAGCGGTTCCATTATGGTATTTTGTCCTTCGCGGGATGATGGATAACACCGGAGAGTTTATCAAGAAACATGCTGGAAAAGTTAAGGGTAGAATGAGATGACACGTGGCGGTTATGATGCAAGGTATATTATAACGGATCATGGTGATCTCGGAGGATTACTGGATGATGACCATCCTCAATATGCCAAGCCCTCGGATATTGTGGCTCCTGATATAGTGGTAGCCGCATCCAATTCATCTGAACATGTAAAGAAAATTGCCGATTATGTTTGCGATGGCGTTGACGATCAGGTTGAAATACAGGCTGCTATAGATTCATTTAGCGGGCCAGGACGGATTTTGCTGGCTGAAGGTTTGTTCAGTTTTTCTTCCGGTATTACGATACCGTCATCTTTTATGCTTCTTGGCATGGGGTGGAATACCGTTCTTAAAATTGCAGAAGGCGCTAGTTCTTTCACTTTGATAAGCAACGATGACCCCACCGGCGGGAATTCCAGTATAGCCGTAAGGGATTTGAAGATTGACGGTTCATACGACCTTAACGCCGGTACAGGTTACGATTATATTAAACTCGACAATTGCTCCTATGTTAAAGTAAACAACATATATGTCACCAACGCTGAAACCCTAGCAGGGGTATTACAAGGGCCGTGCATACAATTTATTTCGTCTCAATACGGTGATTTCTCCAACAATTGGTTTGTTGATTCACGTGATGGCGGAATTTTGATATCAGATTCGTCTTTTGTTAATGTAATCAAGAATTACGGCATTAATCTTTCCTCTGCTATTAGTAGAGTTGTTCTTGTTCATTCATATGAGGCGGAAACCAAGCATGTACATGTAGAGAACAATTTCGGTTATAACTGTGGAGACGAAGGAATTTTTGCATGGGCGCAAGGATCGGTTGTCAGTCATATAAATATTTTCGGTAATACCGTTGTCGGGTGCGGAGATGAGGGAATTGGGATAAGTGCACTGGGTGGAGTAGGCGAGATAACTGATGTTATTTGTGAGAATAATATCTGTAAAGGGAACCTTATAGGGATAAAGGTTGAGCTTAAAGCGAAGAACATAAAGATAAAAAACAATGAGTGTACGTATAATGAACAAGCAGGTATATATGTTGGAGGTTCCAACGACAACATATGGTTGGAGGATAATACCGCTCACAGCAATAATCAGGTTGGACGGTCACATTCAAATATAGGTATTTATGGTTCTTCCGGGAAACTTGTTACCAATGTCAGATTGACGGGGAATATTGTACGTAAGGGTACAGAGGCAAACAAGCCAGTATACGGGATTGAATTAAATCAATACGTTGACGGTGTTGTATTCGGGAATAACGACACAACGGACGGCGGTGAAACCGGGGATGTAAACTACGGTTCTGCAAGCAACATAAGCTACTTGCCGGAATTGGCGCAGATGGACGACCCCCCCGAACCGCTCTCGTATAAAACATTAAGGGATTATATTGACGTAGCGCAGCATTCCGCGATTATAACCAAGAATTTAATATCAGATAACGGCGATGGGACGGTTACGGTAGGTGCTGGCGAGGGTATAATAAAGGAAACCGACATCCACACTGGGAAAACCGTCTTTTTTTCATTCTCGGAAGATACAAACGTTATCCTTACAGACAACGCAATGAATTACATCTATGTGGATTACAACGGCGGGTCGCCTGTAATACAAACGACAAATACGCTTACGGATATCAACAATTATTCACAGATTCTTCTCGGAAAGGTTTATCGCATAGGAACCATTTTACAGATTCTGGAAGCGCAGGAGGGTCTGATTGATGCTCTTTCTCATCAAATGCAGAGATTCGCAGAAGTTAAAGGATTCGAGAGAGCAAACGGTTTAATCTTAGGCGAAACCGGAACCCGGAATATTTCTGTTACCGAGGGTGTTGTATGGTTCGGGCTTATCCGCAGGGTCCTTGGTGCGATTGACACCAGTTCCGGCGATTCTTTCTACTATTGGTACCGCGATGGGAACGGCGGGCATACCTCCCTACCGGCTCAAACGCAGATAGACAACACGAAGTATGACGATGATAGCGGGACGCTGGCCGATTTGGGCAATAATAATTATGGAGTTCATTGGGTTTATGTGGATTATGCCGGTAATTTACATGTACAGTTCGGGCAAGGCGACTATAATAAAATAGCCAATGCCAAGGCCGCAACGGTGCCCACGCCGCCGGATTTTCTATCACATTTCGGCATGCTGGTCGGGCGGGTTATAATTGAAGAGGGTGCAAGTTCGTTTGATGTAACGGAAAGTGCATTTGAAATTGAATATACAGGCGTGGTTGTAACCGACCATGACGACCTGGCCAATTTACAGGGCGGCACTTCCGGGGAATATTACCATTTAACAAGCGCTCAGCATGATAATGTGCTCAAGCGGGAAGTCCAGTTGGTGCCCTTCGAGTGGACGTCACCCGTCAGCACCGGTGACGGCAAGTTTTACTTTCATATCGGCGAAGTACTTGACGGGAAAAACCTGAACTATTGCCATGCGGAAGTGATAACTGCGGGCACTACTGGCACGTTGGAGATACAAATACATAACGTAACAAAAGCTGTTGATATGTTGTCTACCACATTACAGATAGATTCCGGGGAGACGGGTAGCGATACCGCGGCTACATCCTATGTAATTGACACCAACAATGATGACGTAGCTGAAAACGATGTGCTCAGGATAGATATTGATGCAGTACAGACTACACCGCCTGAAGGGTTAATAGTAACGTTGGGGTTCTTGTGATGGCTTCGTCTTGGCTCGGTAATTGGGGAAGGCGCATAAAAATTACAGTTGATTCTACTGATGTATCTTCACCCCTAACCCATTTCCCTTTGCCGATATTTTTAGGGTCGTCTGTCGGCAAGAACAATCAGGATGTAACTTCCGTTTTTGACGAAATAGGCGGCAACTACAAGAAGATAGCAATAACAAAAAATGACGGGCAAACCCAATTATACGTTGAAGTGGAGAAGTGGGATTCCGTTAACGAAGAGGCTGTATTGTGGGTGTCGAAAAGCGACTTTGTGATAGATTCAGCTACTGATACTGTAATTTATCTGTATTATGACAACACTCAACCGGACAACACCGCTTATGTCGAGGATTCGGGCAGCCGACCTGAAGTATGGGATTCCGATTTCAAGGGCGTATGGCACTTAGGGGAAGACCCGTCAGGCACAGCTCCGCAGATGTCGGACAGCACCAGCAATAGCAATGACGGCACAAGCGCCGGGTCAATGACTTCCGACGATTCCGTTGACGGGCGAATAGGGAATGCTTTAGACCTTGATGGGATTGATGACCATATTAGCGTGAGCGACAATGCAAGTTTGGATGAACTTTCTGAAGTTTCGGTTTTTGCATGGATTAAACCTAAGTTAACAGGTAATCCAACACAGACGATAATAGATAATTGGGAATCAAGTGATTATGGATATGTCGTGAGAGTTAAAACGGACGGGGAAGTTAACGCTTGGCTTGGAGACAATGGTTCTCATAACGGGGGATTCACAACTTCTGGTGCAGGAATTGTTGCGGATAGTTGGCAATTAATAGGAATAACCTACGATGGTTCTTTACTTAAAGTATATAGAAACGGGAACGAGGTGGGAAGCGATAACGGATATTCTGGGAGTCTGGGAGGAACAGGAATAGATGTTTGGATTGGAGGCAGGGCGGCAGGAGGTTCTTATTTTTTAAAAGGAATAATAGACGAAGCAAGAATATCCGCTAGTGCAAGAAACTCGAATTGGATTGGATTGGAATATGATGCTGGGAGTGATAATCTATTAACGTTTGCCGGTGAAGAAAAGTTCTTTATTCCAAAGTTGGTGATTTACTAGGATGAGTTATCAGGGTTTTACAGCGACATTCGGAGAGGCTAAGGCTGGACTTGCATCCGTGAAGCGGGTCTTCCTGGACAAAACAGAGAACCTTATAGGCTCGTGGGGAGGTTCCGTTCTTGAAATAGGTTCCGGTATCTATGCTGTTTATGAAGACATGCCGTCTACAGCTTACTGGATTGCCTGGCGTACCGGTGATGCGGACGAGTGGTTTATCGTAAAAAGTGTTAGAGAAAAGGCCTTTTCTTTTACTTTTGGTTCTTCATATGCAGGTAGAGAGGTTATTTATCGGTTTCTCGACAACAGCGGCAATCAAGTGGGATCGGAAGTTCCGTTGGAACTGGACGCCGAATTTCTCCCGGCGGAGAATACCGGAATATATCTCGCTTTTAATGATTCGATTCCCGGAGCGGCTGTGTGGGTAGAGGCCAGGGTTAAAGACACTACTATAAAAACTGCGTTTTCGTTGTCCCTGTATGCTCGTGAGCAATCGGTTTCAGGTACGGATATTGTTACTGTAGATACCTATGACAGCGACGTTCTGGCGTGGTTGAATTCTGATTTTGTGCCGCTCTTGTCGGATACGTCGCTTACGTGGGTATCTCCCAGGCGGGGGGTAGGGTGGGTTTATTCAAGACCTGGGCACTCGGATGTAGATCCGTTGAGGCCTCCCAGAATATCTGTTCAGCGGATTGGAGTTGACCTTGCTCCAGACAGGTATAATATGAGTGGTTATATATACCTGTCTAAGGACTCGGATGGGGTTTACAAGTATCCCTTCCCGCCGGCTTATGACTTGACATACAGGGTTAACTTCTGGACTTTGCGGCAAAAGGATGAGATGAATATCTGGTTGGCGAAGTTGCAGCAGCGGTTGGCTGCAGGTGTCATGTTTCGCCTCATTGATACCGGTGTAAGCAAAGTCGGCAACAAGTGGATTCCATATTTCCTGGAAGGTTTGGAGGATACGTCCGATATGACTCCGGGCGAAGACAAGGACAGGACATTATCAATGACGGCGACCCTGCGTGTGGAAGGGTTTTTCTGGCACTTCCCGACGGATACAGTGCCGAGAGTAAAGACGCTTAAATCGCGCATTATAGGCATGGAGTCGGGTGGAACTTTATCGGAGTTAACAACCACGTAGAGGAGGAGATGAAGGAATGACAACCTATACGATCCCGGATATATACACGAGAGTTATTGATCAGGCGGTGTCGTTTACCCGGTCAAGGTTGACCGTTTTCGGCATGGTGGGTACCGCATCCAAAGGCCCGTTCGATTCACCGCAGTTGATCACCACGGAATCACAGTGGTATGACACCTTCGGGCCTCCCAAGAGCGGGGTGGAAACATCGTTTCTCAGCGCTCGTGGTTTTTTACGCAAAGGTCAACTCATGTGGTTTGTACGTGTGGGGGACGGCTCCCAGGAATATGCTAATTATAATTTTCCCGATTCGGGTGGTCTCTCCGGGCTTACGGTTGAAGCGGTGAGCAAGGGAACTTGGGGAAACGATATCAAGGCCGCTGTCGTAGAGAGTACTTATGGGTTCGGGGTGGATGTCTACTATCTGGGCAACTTGGTCGAGTCGTTTTCCAATCTTTCCAACACGGGCGCAGCGTCTACGACGGGAACGACTGTAGCGATAAACGGTAAATCGAATTACATCCAGGTGGTCGCCGGGACAGTGGATCCGGTTGTAGCATCGTATTCCCTTACCGGAGGTGCCGACGGTGTAGCAGGAATAACAGACGGGGTTTACATAGGTTCTACTGTGGGGCAGACGTCAACGGGGTTACAGACGTTTGCTAATCCAAATTCCATTGATGTTGATATAATAGCTTGCCCAGAGAGGCCGACGAGGCCAGTGCAGGATGCGCTTGTGAACATCGCCGAGGCTCGCGAAGATTGTGTTGCCATCCTGACTCCACCGGACAACCTGTCTGCAAGCGGAGTGGTGGATTACGTGAAAGGCCAGGGTGATTACAGTGCATACAGTGGAATTGACACGTCACGGGCTGCGACGTATTACCCCTATGTAAAAACCTACAATGACTTTCTCGGGTCTTATGCGTGGGTTCCGCCGGTGGGGGTCATGGCTGGAAACTATGCTTATGTAGACTCGGTGGAATATCCCTGGTTTGCTCCTGCCGGTGAAGTCAGGGGCGATATGTCTGGTTATGCGGCTGATTTACGACAGGATTTCACGTCTGCCGAGCTGTCCGATTTAATCAGTGTAAAAATCAATCCGATTATAAAGACTCCGACATCTGTACATGCAAACGGTCAGTTTACTCTGTACCAGCACGACTCGGCCCTCAACCGGATTAACGTGAGGAGACTTCTCCTTTACATTCGAGAGGGTGCTCTTAGTGTGGGAGAGCGGCTTGTTCATGCCCCGAATGACGAGGGGACGTGGGGCGAGTTTGTCGGGCGTATGGATCCCCTGATGAGGTATATCGCAAATCGCAGGGGTGTGCGGGAATACAACATCATCTGCGACAGCACGCTGAACACGCCTGCTGTGAGAGCAAACTATGAAATGCATGCAAATCTGTATATCAAGCCAACGAAGTCGGCTGAGTTCATTGTGCTCAACTTTGTGCTCAAAGAGCAGGGAGCTACTTTGACTGAGTCGGCGTAAGGAGTAAGGCGATGGCGTACTACCCGCAAGCGGAATTTTTCGAGGTGGACAGATCCCAGTATTTTACCGGCCCTGGTGGCTTGAGTATAGGTATAGTCGGGGCCGCTCGCAAGGGTGAGGTGGGGTCAATAATTTCGGTGAGTAACGTGAATGACCTTATTGAAAAGTTGGGCCCTCCCCTCGGTAATGCATGGCATGCTGCCAGAGCGTTTTTGACGCAGGGTTCAATTGTCAGGTTTGTCAGGGTGTCCGATGGAACGGAAGCGTCGGCCAGTGTTACAGCTTCCGTTACGGGGGGAACCGGCCCTACCTTCACGGCAAGCAGCCCTGGAACTTGGGCTAACATGCAACTAAGGCTGGAGATGAAGAACGCATCCTCCGGGTCGTCCAAAAGACGGCTGGAAGTCTGGTTGGACGGTTATATGGTGGAAGAGTATGACGAGGTGGACAAAGATTCCGATGCAGACTGGGCTACAAAGGTCTCGAATTCCAGTTATATCACCGCTACCAACGGAACTTCAGGTGGAGATGTATCAGCGCCACAGACCCTTACTCCGTCCGGGGGAGCGGATGGAACTTCCAGCCTTACCCCTAGTGACTATATCGGTTCCACGGGAGCGACCAAGACAGGTCTTAGAATTCTGGAGCCGCAGGGCAGCGCGGATATCGGGTTTCTCTTGTGCCCGGACAACACTGCGTTACACAAGGACGTGTGGAACCAGATGGTTTCTATTGCGGAGAGCCGCGGGGATGTTATTGCGTTACTTGATCCCCCGGACAACTTAACACCGACTCAGGTGGTGGATTGGAGTAATGGCACCCTGAGCGGATCCAAGAATCCGACTTCAAAGATTAACACCGACCGGGCAGCGGCTTTCTATCCGTGGGTTAAAACCTACGACCCCTATAATAATACTAGTGTTTGGATTCCACCATCAGGGCCTGTGGCTGCGGTTCACGCCAAGAATGATGAGCAGAATGAGTTGTGGTACGCAGCCGCCGGTAAAACAAACGGGAATCTGTACCCCTTGATTACCGATGTGCGTTGCGTTCCGACTCCAGGCGAACTTGGATACATGTGCTCCGATGCTACCGATAATGCTGTAAATCCTATAATGATGAAGGGAGGGGACCTGTATATCCTGCACCAGAAAACCCTTTTACGAAACGGCACGAGTCCGATGACGAGAATAAGTGTGCGGAGGATGCTGGACTACATCGAGAGTCGTGTAGCCAGGGTGGCAAGGGAGGTTCACTACGATCCCCTGGATGAAATAGCGATGGATAAACTTGAACGGCTGACCGAACCCATTTTCCGGTATGTAAAAAGTCGGAGGGGGTTGAATGCGTACAACATCGTATGCGATACCAGCGTGAATTTGCCTGCTACTTTGGATCAATCGCAACTCATCGCATACTTTTACCTGATTCCGACTCTACCGGCGGAAAAGATACAAATAAAAGCAATAATTACAGCGCAGGGAGTTGAGTTCAGCGAAATAACCGGGACTCTTTAATCAGGAATAGGAGGAAACCGAGATGGCGACTAACTGGACAGATGCCGACCACATCGCCTCATCCGAGGGTGGATATGAGGCCCAAAGGCAAAATCACTTTCTAGTGGAATTCCACGGGGTTCCAAACGCTGAAGTTCTCAGGTTGTCCCTCAGGACTTCGGATCTTCCCCCGGTCGGGTTCGAGGAAATAGAGATCCCCTGGCTGAACGAGCGTAGATTCGTGCCGGGGAGATTTCGCACCGAGCCTATCACTATCACGTTTAATGACTATCTCGATCCCAATACGGCCAACGTGATTATGGAATGGAACAAACTCGTGGGAGACCCAGAGACGGGTAAGATTTTTCCATTAAAAGCGAACAGGTACAAAGTGGACGGGACTTTGTATCTTCTCGGCCCGGACGGTTCTACGCAGAGAAGCTGGAAGTTACAGGGATGCTGGCCCCAGCAGACAAGCATGGGCAGTGTTGACATGTCTGCAACTGATATTGTTCAAATTGAAGTGACATTCCGTGTTGACAAGTACATTCCCAATTTGAGCACTTGACATACGAGGTAGCGTTTCTTGAAGTGGCTAGATGCAGACTTCCTGTCTCCCGGAGAGGGTGGTTATGAACCGCAGAGGCAGAACAATGCTCTCGTGGAGTTCTTTGGGGTTCCCGGGGCGGAAATTCTCCGTTTGTCTATCCGTGCGTCGGATCTCCCCACCTTGGTATTTGAGGAATTTGAAATACCGTATCAAAACAGCAGACGTTACATAGCTCAGAGGTTTTCTCCCGAAGCAATGACTATTACCTACAACGATTATCTTGACCCCAACACGGCGGGTGCTCTGGTTTCGTGGTCGAATCTGGTCGGAGTTCCACTGGTGGAAAAGATAAATCCTCCCTCTGTGTATAAGCGGGATGGGCGTGTCGTGTTATTTGCTCCTGATGGGAGCAGCGAGAGGGTTTGGAGACTGCTGGGATGCTGGCCGCAATCTGTAAACTACGGATCGGTGGATATGTCTGCTACCGGTATTGTTCAGATTGAAGCCACGATTCGTGTGGATCAGTACGTACCGGGGGGTAACATGGTAATATAGCTCTGTAAGCCTCATATTTCGATTCTGCGGGCTTTGAATCTTTTCGGGGGGGATCCCCCTTGCGAAAAGAAAAAACGTCACACAAAGCGAATATGGCCCAAATTGGGGCTAAATAAAAGTCAGAAGGAGGTCAATTATGGCTGGTGATGGTTATGAAGACACTTTTGTTCTTGCGTCTAATGGGAGATTGTATTCAGGGATAGAAGATTGGCCGGAGGGAGTTCCGGGAACGGTGAGAATAACTCCCATACGTACCAAGCATGAGGCGAAACTGTTCGGGTCCCGGGGAAAATCCTACGAAAGTTCAATGGATATGATATTTCGGAACTGCATTGCGGAGCCGAACCTTCGCCCTGAAGATATCACTTTACAAGACAGGCTGCACTTGCTTATCCGAATAAGGGCGCTTAGTTACGGTTCCGACTATACTATAGGTTCGGGTTCTTCCATACCATGCAGTATGTGCGGGAATTCCATAGAAAAAGTTATTGACTTAACGAAGTTGCGTGTCAACTACCTTGAAAAAGACGAACCCTTCGAGATGATCCTCCCTCGTTCCGGCCACGTTGTTCAATGGAGAGACCTTCGTGGCTCCGACCTGCACGCCATTCGAAACTTTGTACAAAATGCAAGACAGAACAGATTGCCGGACGAAGGTGACCCGGAGTTCATCTTTCGTATGGCGAAGTTTGTCGTGGGGGTTGACGGAAAGGAACTCAATATAGGGGAGGCAAGGGAGTTTATCGGGAACTTGATAGGAGAGGACTCCGCTTACTTTCTGGAAGCCGTGGAAGCCGAGTACGGCGTGGAGTTAAACCTGAACTTGACATGCGATGTGTGCGGAAGTGTCTTGGAGGGGTACGGGTTGCCGATAAATCAGGAGTTTTTTCGTCCTCGTAGACTTGCCAGAGAGGTACCGCCAAGAGATAATGAGGAATAGATTGCGGGAGAAACTCTACATGGCCAAGTTCGGGAGGATTTCATTTGAAGAATATGACGAACTCACTCCGTTCGAGAGGGAGTTTCTTGTTGTAGAGTTGATGCAGGTGATGAAAAAAATGATTCCGCAGGATGTATTCAACCTTGGAGGCTGATGTTTGAATCCGTCAACTCAAATAACGATGGGCCGACTCTTCTGGGAATTGGGGATTGAGCACAATCTCCAGAGGGAGTCGAGGACTATCCAAAAGTCTTTGACCAATATTGAGGGATCTGTTGATAGAGTTGCTGATGATATGCGCGATCACTTAAGTCGGATTGAGACGTCGTTGGAGGAGACCACTTCTAGAATCAAGAAGCTGGGGGGAGTGTTCAAGACGATAAAAAACATACTTGTTACTTTCGGAACGGTTGTGGTAGGAAAGTGGATTGGTGGTCTTGCGAGAAAGGGCGTTGGGGCGCTATCCGCCTTTCAGGAGCGCCTGTACGGACTCGCGGATGTTACTCCCCTGACTATGGAGAACTTGGTGCAGTTACAGGGTACAATAGCGAACTTGGCTAAGGACATGGCTATTACCACCGAGTCCGCTATTGGAGCTTTCAGGGCTTTGTATAATGTCAGCGACGTATCGGATCCCATGCGCAAGTCAATGGGTTCGATGGCTAGGCAAGTAGTAATGATGCGCGACACGATGGGCCTCTCTCTTGAAACCGCTGCTCAGCTCACTGCAAATTTCATGAACATATATTCAGCGGCTGGGTTTAGTAAGCGTGGAATAGACAAATTCACCGATTACCTGTTTGGTTTGCAAAGGCAGGGAGTCATGACCGGCGAGGAACTTGCGGGTCTTGTGGACAGCATGAAGCAAATGTCTTATCTCATCGCTCCCGAATTCCGAGAGAAGTTCGTAAAGGAAATGGCCGGAGCTGCCGGTGCATTGAAGAAAGCCGGGTTTGATATAGGGCCGCTACAGGATATTATGCAGACGTTGCTTACGCCTTCAGCGTTCCGCGGAGCGGAAGGTAATTACTTGGCGGCATTTCTACGACTGAACATGAAGGAAGCTGAGAGGATAGGCCCGGTTGCCGTTCTGAAAAAGTTAGAGGAGCGGATCGAGGGGATAAGCAGTAAAGGTATGCGGTTTAATCTGGCGCAGCAACTGGGACTTCCACCGGCATTCGTAGAGATGCTGGCCGAACGCAAGACAAAAGTGTGGAAACAGGTGGAGCATACAATCAGGGCCAGTCAAGGTGCGGATATCAAGTCTACGTGGACGAATAAGATGAGGACCCTTTCAAATCTCTGGGACAAGTTCGTGCAGACGTGGAAGTCGTTTGCTATTACGAGGACGGTCGGGGGAAAAACCCTTCTTGAATGGTTTGGTGACGCGTTAAAGGAAATAACAAAGAGTGTGAATAAGATGCAGAGGGGGGTTGATAAGATTATGAGTGCGTTTGCCAAGGAAAAGAAGAAGGGTGGCGTCTGGCAGGGATTTATAGCAGGAGCTAAAGAAGCGTGGGAAGTTATAAAGGATATGCTGAATCTGGAACCGGAGAGGGGGAAGAAAGCATGGTGGGAACGTCTTTATGACTGGGGCAAGAAACAGTTGAAAAAACTCGGTTGGTGGATTTACGATAACACTATAGGCGCTTTGGGCAGATTTATTGACTACTTTAAGAACCGATTTATGAGGTGGTGGCTTACAGTGGATCTTCCGTTTCGGGAGGAAACTGCTGAAAAGGTATTAGCAGCGGAATACGCGACGTGGGCTGGGAGGAGAAGAGCTGGAGGTAGAGAGCCTTGGACACGGAAGGAGGTAGAGGAGCAAAGCAGGGGTATAAGGAAGGCTATTTTTGGTGAGCATGTGACATTGGAGGAATTGCGGGGGGAGAAGGGAAAGGTCTACACCGCGGCACTTCAGGCGATGACTGCTCGAGGAGTGACACCACAGGATGTTTACACGGCGTTGACAACAAAGAAGCGGGAGTGGGAGGCGGAGCCTCTTTCTATCTCCCTTGAGCAAAGGATTTCGGAAAGGCAACGTGACGCTATAATCAAGGAATTGAGGAACCTTACGAAGGTGGCCAGGGAAACGCAAAAAAACAGTAAAAAGGAGAATGCTAGAACAGGCCCCGGAAGTAAAGAAACCGGTGGATGAGGAGCAAACAGTTTAATGTCTTTGTTGAAAGCAACAAATCCTGCTAGTTACGGTGGATCCGAGATAACCTCCGCTGCCGAGGCTCTCCTGAGCCAGATGCGTGCTCACGGAGTTATTATCGGGTTGGAGCAGACCACCAACATTCCGGTTCCGGGTTTGGGTTTCGAGTTCTGGTATTACGAGAATATTTCCCACAGGATCGAAGTAAATTATGAAGCACAGGATGTGAAAGGTCGGAGCGAACCCTTTCTGTACTATCAGAATACCAGCGCTGCCCGTGTGGAGTTCCCGATATTTCTTATTTCCGAGGAGCCTTACGATGAGGGGGTGATTCAGGGGCGTCTTGAGATGCTTAAGTCGTTTGTATATCCCACGTATCTGAGAGGGCCGGGCGTGATTCCCCCGATGAAGGTTCTTCTTAGTATGGGTTCGTTATTCCTGATGAAGCAAGGCAGGATAATGGGTTACGATGTCGAGTACAGGCCGCCCTTTTCCGTGTTGGAGCATCTTCCGGGGATAGTACAGGTGAATCTGTCATTTCAATGCGAGTCATTCTGGCTGCGAGCGCCTGATGCAACGATTATGCAGATAAAGGCTGTTGCGCAGGGGGGTGCTGTGTCGTTGTCAACGCTTGGAGGTGTAGCTGCTGGCAGCTTAGGATCAATCTTGAAGAAATTACCGTTTGTCGCTTAGGGGTGACTTCCGATGGACAGGTACAAAAAGAGATCGTCAAAAATCATGATAGACGGAACTGCTTACTGGGGGCACTACAAAATGGTAAACGTCGAAGAGTCCGATAGGGATAAGTGGTATGTGATGCCAGCGGATTCCAGAGGAAGGCTGGACATGGTAGCGCTCGAAGTTTACGGAGATGAGTCGCTGTGGTGGGTGATAGCGGATGTAAATGATATAAAAGACCCGTTTTACGGGGCGGTTCCGGGTATGATACTGCGTATGCCTCCGATTGATAAAGTTCTTGGGAAGATCATGGAAGGGGAGTAATGCCGGGGAATCCGAACGAGTCGAATCCTAACGTGATGTGGTCGCTTGCAGTTGAGGGTATGCCCACTTTCGGGGAATTTCTACCTGGGGTAGCTCCGAGATTTTACAAATCGCTTACTATGACTGAAGTGAACTCCGATGGGCAAAGAATACCCGGAGCGCAACTTAACGGCGAGTTGACGTTACTGGATCCTTCCGGTGACTTGGCGGAGGGTATTATAACCACTATAACCAATTCGATTGGTCTTGATGTTGACCTTGCGATTCAACTTGATTTCGGGGAGGGGATGTTATCTCCTATCATGACGTATTCGATCAGTTCCCTGAATTACAAGTATGCTTACGGTTCGGATGAATTTGTTATCGGTTTTACATCGGATTCCCACTCGGTACGTGTGAGAGAACGCAGGTTACATGATTATATTTATAAGGGCACCCGGGCGGGAACTTTACAGTCCATTGCATCCCAACTTCTTGGTGAAGCCGGGGTATCAGGCGTAGTTAGACTACCGACTTCACCGAGTAAAGAATCGGTTACCGTGCATGGATGGTCGTTCTATGAACTCATGCGATGGTTTGCCGACACCTTTCAGGAAGCGCCTGATTTGGGAAGTCGGCTTATCTTCGGGTGGTTCGGCCCGGACAGGGATTTGTTCAAACTTGCTCCGGTACGAGAGATTCAAAGTCCCATCTGGTGGTATTGTATGTTTCCCCCCAACCCGAATTATGTTGCGCCGACAATTCTGGATGTGATGGACTTTCGTCCTAGTTTTACTGTATTTCCAATGGGTGCTGCCCAGACGTTAATCGGGACACCGAAGCCGAAGGAATCCGCATCAATGTTTGCGGAGAAGATGCAGGTGTTGAAAGCGGAGGCATCCAGACCCGGTATAGGGTGGTTGAGTCGAGTCAAGACATTGGCGCAACCGTTTGAACAGGCGGTAGGGTTTAACGAGACGCCGGAGGCCCTGGCACAGTGGGGTGAATGGGTGCAAGGGTCCGCCCCAAATGCGGAAATGGATATCAGGGGGACATACCATTTCTTCCGTTACGCTGAATTGAACGATAAAGTTGTGGTGGATATTTTCCGTGCTGACGGTAGAATGCATCCGTTGGCGTCGTCGTATTCCGGTGTAGTGTGGTCTGTAACACAAATAGAACACAAGTTTGAAGAGACTTATACTGCTACGGTTTCTTTAGCACAGATGGGGGGATGAATGAGATATTATGGTGTATACAAGGGGATTGTAGAACTTAATGTTGATATAGAGATGGGCGGGAGACTGAAGGTACGGGTTCCCGAATTGCATGGAACTATTGCGAATTCTCCGGTTAACACTCTTCCCTGGGCGGAGGTTGCAACAATGGGGGGAGGACATGCCGAGGCCGGTTCCTATGAGCCGTTTGCGGTAGGAGCGCTGGTATATGTGATGTTTGAAAAGGGGAGGTTGGAGAAGCCCATAGTAATCGGCGGTGTGCGGAGCATCGCAAAACAGCCCACCACGGTGAAGGTCGGCAATACTTCTTATCTCTCCCCTACGGGCGCTGAAACTCCTGAGTGTGTCAAGGGGAGCAACACGGCCAGGATTATTTACAAATCACCCACCGGGCATACTATAATCGCGGACGATATGGGTGGGAGTGAATACATCATGATAACTGATAGAGCAGGTGCGGCGCTCAGGTTATGGTCGCCTATGCCTCCTGCTGCTCCACAGCGCAAAGTGGAGGATGGCTTCCAGTCCGCGCCTGAGCCTGGTCCTTCTCCGGTACAAGGTTCGGGGTCTATTGTGGAGATGGTTACAAAGGATGGGCAAACGTTATTCAGGCTGGAGTCCGGGGGAGATGTGCCGACGCTAAGGGTGTTGACACAAAAGATAATAGCGAAAGCCCCTACCGGTGCAGAGGTGGAACTTGGCCCGATTGATGTTAAGGTTGGTGACGTAAGCATTACAGGGGGCAAAGCGGAGTCCAAGTTTGGAGATGTAAGTATGGAAGCTGCAAAGTTCGAGTTCAAGACTCCGACCTTTGATATAGGAGGTGGAGGAAGCCTGAAGGTGCCGATATCTGATAAGTTGATAACAATTTTACAGGACCTGACAACTTATATTCAAGACCATACACATATCGGAAATGAGGGCGCTCCCACATCTCGACCGGTTCTTCCTGTTCCACCTGTTCCTGATACAAGCACGTGGTCGTCAGGTATTATTGTAGTCAAGAGTTGAGATGATGGCTGACTGGAATCTATATAAAGGGATTGCATCTCCGTTAACTTTCGATGCCAATGGTAACATCATTAAAGCTAGTGATGTTACACTGCTGAGATCTGCCCTGAAGACACTGTTTCGCCTTAAGCGCGGGGAAAAATTCATGGATCCGTCACGTGGTTCGGATGTGAGAAAATTTTTATTCTCGCCGAACGATCCTGTAACGCAAGAATCAATCGCGGCGGCTATACAGGCTGCTGTAGACCGGTTTGAACCCAGAATACAGATTGACAGCGTCCGGCCCAACCCGAGCAACGAGGATATTGAAGAACACAAGTTACCTGTTACTATCTATTTCAGGTTTTCGGATCTTGTCGGGGAGGCGGGGAAAACGCTGTTTCAACTTGACGAGGAGATTTCGTAATGACTATGAAGCGGTTGAATCCACTATCACGTTCTTATTCCGAAATTGTGGCCGGGATGAAAAATTATATAAAAAACTATATCCCGGAGATTACGGATACCTCGTCTAACAACGAGGGAATACTCCTCCTGGAACTCTGGGCTGCTATTCACGACGTTGCTCACAGGTACCTCGATGTGCAGCAACGCGAGTGCATTCTCAGCTTGGCGACGGACATGGATAATATCGTCAGGATTGCGCAGGATATGGGATACATATTGGCCGGACCATCCGGTGCCGGAACGTCGTTGAAATTTACAGCTAGTGACGCATCTGGGAGAACGATTCCAAAATATACTTTGTGTTATTCTTCGGGCGATAAAGTACTTCCGTTTGTAACCCTGTCGAAGGCGACAATCCCCGCCGGTTCTACAGAGGTGGACGGTGTTTCCGCGGTGCAGGCTGAATATATCGAGAACGAAGCCCTCGGTACATCCAGTGGTAATTTTGTTCAGACCTTTCCCCTCCGCAGTTCTGGAGCAATCAAGAGTTCAATTGAAGTGGAGGTGGATTCCACATCTTGGGCAGTGGTGGACAGGCTAACAGATTATGGGCCGGAAGATGAAGTGTGTGAAGTTTTTTATATCTGGGATTCATCCACTGAGCAGCTACGTACTCTTATAGTTTTTGGAGATGGGACGTTTGGCAGGGTGCCCGACGAGGGGGCCAGCATAGTTGCATCCTATTTGATAACTAAAGGTGCTGAAGGAAATGACGTTGCGAAGGGCGAAGTGAATACTTTAACCGGATCCCTCGCATCTAATACTTCGGTTGTTAACACTACAGCACCGTCTGGGGGAAGCGATGGTGAGTCGGCATCCGACTTGAAAAGGAAAGTGCCGGAACTTTTGAGAACGGCATGGTCTGGAGTTACGTTGGAGTCAATTGAAAATCTAGCCGCGGCGGTCAGCGGTGTTCATTCGGCTACCGCCAAGATGGTACAGAATTATAACTTGGTTCTGTCTATCGTGCCGACCGGAGGAGGTGTACCTGAACAGTCGTTGCTTGACGAAGTCTATGCCTATGTTTACCCGCGAGTTATGTATGGAACCGTTCTTACTGTAACCGGGTTTGATGTAGCAACACCGAAACTTCATTTTGTAGTTAAGTTACAAGGGAGGGGGACAGAGAAGAGGGCTGCCAGGGAGGCGATATTGTCTGAACTGGAATCCATTTTCCAAGCGGCTTCCCTGAAAGTGGGTACTGGTGTTGCCCCCTCGGATGTGCTTAAATCTCTGGAAAACATCAATGATGGGGAATTGGTTGATTTTGTTCACCCTAAAATGTTTACGCGTATTCCAAGAATTACATGTTCGGATGAAAACGATGAAAAGAAGAAAAATATGCTATCGTACACGCTTAAAGCAGGAGCCGATTACGCGACTTGGATAGTAACCGCAGTTTCCTTATCCCAGTATTCCGTGAGTAAAACTACTAATATCGGGCAATCTTATTTGGGGGCATTTAGCGATGGAGAGACGTTTAAAAGCAGCGGTGGGGAGATTGAAATAACAGTTGATTCCGGCGACACCGGTGAACTTCCGAAGGGGACTGTGTGGTATGTAAAAACATCTCTCTATAACGGGCCTATAGAGGTTGAGGAGACGGAGTTGCTTGTGCTGGACAGGAACTATGTAACTCTGGAACTGTATTTCCCGGATGAGTGGGAGTACGGGAAGGTTTTGAATGCCTGAGTTCGACCCAACATATATAATCTCGGATGACGGTTACAGTTATTCCGACCCGGTAACCGTTTACAGGTCTGAGGTAGATCGCATCTATCTGGCGACCCTGAAGCGCAAAGCCGAGTGGGTATCAATGAGCGGTGGGACTATGGAAACGCTATCCCTCGATACGTCGCTGGTGCCTGGGACTGTCCGGGGGAGATACCAATCCGTATCGGACGGCAAGATATATGGATTTCGGGATGATTTTTACGGGAGTGTAGGTGGGGACGCCAGTGGAGTTATAGATTACGATACTGGAAGCGGAACTGTATACTATAGCCATGAAGCCGCCGGTTACACGTGTACTTATGAGCACGGGTTTGGTACTCCAGAGTTATGGACTGCACTCTCCGGCAGTACCGCGTGGAGCAAGGTATCCACGATACCGATAAGAGTGCCGAGCAACTGTGGGTACAGCATGTCCATGACGCTGAACCAGACCATGTTTTGTGTGGGAGCGTCAATAGATTCCATATACAAGACACAATCTATTGACTATGGTCAGACGTGGCGAAGGCCGGAAAAGGTCAATATAAATCTGGCTGGATTAACTCCAGTGAGATTCGTGGATGTAACCACGATGGATACAGGCAGGCTGAATATTATCTTTACCGCCGGTCAATCAGCATATACGTCGTATTCCAAGGATGGTGGAGAGAGTTGGTCGGAACCCATTGAAGTCGAATCCGATATAGATTACGGGTTTCATCCTGTAAGAATTTATCAGGATGCATTATCCGGATCTCTTCTTGTAGCATCTCTATCCGATAAAGGTGATGGGAAGAAAGCGTATCTTAAGGGTAGCAGTGACAGGGGGGAGTCATGGATTGATTTCGGTACGGCTTTTTCCCTGCTGTCGGTTTCTGCAATATCTGATGTACAGGCTGTTCGCATGTGGCCGTTAATGCTGCCTGACCAGTCCTCCGTTCTATTGACAACTAACATCGGCGAGTCCGGTCGGGATTGTTTGAGCAGCCTTTGGGTTGATGCCTTTATTCTGGATGCGTATCCAATGGCTGCTTTTGAGTATCCTATTTCCGATTACGCATCCCATACCGGAGGAGTGAGCGCTGTCGTAGACGGTGATGAAAAAGTCCATTTGGTATTTTCGGAAGTGGATGCTATACGCAGCGGTTTAAAATATCAGGAGTTCCAGCCGAAGTCAAGGGATTACCCGACCCTGACGTTTTCCGCAACACAAGGTCTGGAAGCGCCACAAACTGTTCTGGAGTGGACGGGATCATGGGAGACAATAAAGACCGGAACCGGAATTCCCAGCACCGCCGAGGCTCATTACTTCTACGACAACTCAGCCGATTTCAGTAATATAACTTCAGGCGATACCCTCCTTTTCGGGAATCACGCCAGTCAGGATGCAGACAAGCACGGTTACAAGATAATTCAGTCTGTAGCGGGAACCACTACTCTTGTAGTTACAGAGGAGTTCTCGCCCGGCCAGTTGGGTAACAGTTTTGAATACAAAGTCGTGCGTGGACTCCCGACCGACATGGAGTTATATGCTGCGGAGATCACAAATGTCAATCTTGCGCGGAAGGGAGGCACCAAGTTATTTTCCAAAAATCCTGAAGAAATTTATTATGGAACCATGTATTATATTGACACCGCTATTAGAAAGGCTGGAGAATCCAGATATTATACTTTGTTTTCCTTCTTCAACATGTATCCTTACTTCTTCAGCCGGAAGATGTTTGTTCAAGACTGTTCTATCTATACCGGTATGAAAGACGTCAGCAATCCTATGACTCTGCGCCAGGGAGTATCTTTCAGGGACTACTTTTATCAGATGATTCCATCGTACATGCGGGATGAAGAGCGGGTTACTCGGGTTCTTCCCTCCGGCACGACAACTCATACAGGAGAAATTCTTCTCCCGGATTTTGATTTGGCGGGTGACCAAAGACATAGATTTCTTTATATGATGGGTGCTTATTTCCAGCGGTTGCGGGATTCTATTTCAAGGTTCCCTGTTTTTACGCAGGCTGTAGGTGAGGCTTTTCCAGAGTTTGTAAAAGAAAAAATTAAGGATTTTGGCTACATTCTTGAAGATGAACTCACAAAGAACTATCCTGTTGCTACTTGGAGGATAGCATCGAGAGCATTTCGTGATATTTCACGCAGGGTTGGGACGGAGTCGGCTGTGAAGTTGCTGGCCCGTCTGTACAATTTGGATGCTCGGTTGGAAAAGCCCTATGCTCGCGGAACTTTGGATTCCTGCAAGAGTGTGGTGAGTGGAACAGGAGTCACCAGTGGAGATAATGTTCTTTATGTAACGGGTGTGGATCTAACAGATCTCGGAGTGAAGTCTGGAGACAAACTTGTACTTTCCAATACTCCAGATGAAGGTAATTATCTCGTGGAGTCTGTGCCGGGAGCTACGGCGCTTACAATCTCTACATCATGGAGATATGGTGGATCTAATCCTGATTATACCATATATTCAGGAGCGGCCTTCGGGGAAGGTCTGTGGGATTCCTACAGCGATTATTTTATTTTACCGGTTTACGTGTCGGTTTACAAAAACTTGCAGGTTTTTGGTTACCCAAACAGTTTCAATTATCTGCCATACAGCAACCCGAAGGCTCAGTTCCTGTTCAACAAGATCAAAAGAGTGCTTCCGTACAATGTTGTACCCTACTACAAAGACGAGGTTTGAGAAATGACTCAAAGGCGCATATTCGATTACATGAGTCCAGATTTAACGGCTTACCTGAATGATATAAACTCCCTGACTTCCGGGCCCGGCCCCTTACAGGGGTGCAAGGTTACTGTATCCGACAATTGGTATCTGAACTTAGAGAGGGGGGATGCTCCATACAGCGCCATTTTAACAAAGGATGGTGTTGTTGTTATCGAGGAGACAGACGTACCCTTTGCAGCCGAGGTGAAAGAGCGCAGCCACGATACACTGGACAGGATTGATATTTTCGTATTGGATTACACTTACAATACGGGATACCCTCCAAACGAGGCGGGTTATTATGTTTCCCCTGGAACTCCCGGCGATCCCCCGACGCCACCGGAAGTTACCGATACACAAGTTCCGATCGCTTATATCTTTGTTCCAGCGGGTAATACGGGCATTGGTTCCAGTCATATTTTCCCGGTACCAAAAGCAAACGAGTTTATAACCGCCGACCACGAACCGGACTTCCGACCTACTAATGAGGCGGGGTACTGGCTAAAAGGCGGGTCGAACGATGACCACTTTTATCTTATGCGACACCCCGAAGATTCCGATAGTGTGGTTCAAGTGCTTAATGCTTATTACAGGAGAGACACCGGGAAGTGGCATCAAGAGGATTCCACGAAAAGGTCGGTTATATTCATTCTATCGGCGAAATCAGATACGGATGCTGCCATCATATCCTGTTATTATGCTTCAGTGGGACAGTCGGCGGGAACTTTTTCTTCATTTTGGACAGGTCCTGTCTTTGAAGTTACGAAGGATGGAGTTCAAGCTTTCCAGATCGGGAACCATTCCGACCTCCTGGATATGCCGGATGTGGACGGGAGTAACACAGATCACGACGGCAGGTATTTTCCTAAGACAGTCTTATCATCCAGTTCAGGTGCTTCAAATATTGGTATAAGGGACTTTGGAGAACATTATGACAGCAGCACTGTCGAGGGGGCACTTCGGGAGTTGATAAACATACGACCAATGGTTCTGATTGGTTCCGGTGGCTATCCGACCTTGAAAGCAGCTCTAAATGCGTTGGGTTCAACTGGAGCCTATTTCTACTTTAAACCTGGTGAACATGACGTCTCCGACTGTGAATTGCACTCAAATACGGTACTTACAGGATCTTACGGGGCTATTCTTCGCGCATCTTCTGATACTGAGCCATCTCTCAAAATTATCGGGTATGGGGAAGTTACTGACACAACAATAAAAGATGGAACAGTGGTTGGGTTATCGAAGGGGGAGTGTCAGGTGTCTTCGGTGAACTCTAATTTCCTTGAGGGAAATGTGGGTTCCGGGGATACGGTGGAGTTGTCTGGGTTTACATGCACGGTTATGGATGTGCTTGATCAGAATACTCTAAAATGCAGGGGGGACTTATATGAAGCAATCAATGATAAAACGCTTGTTGGTACAGCCAGCATAAGACGGTCAAATATAGTATTGCAAGGCGTTAGCATCGAGGGGAGGGCGGCATCACCCTATCCCGTAATTCTTGCGGCAAATGTAGATGGACTATACCTACATCAAACCTATCCTCGTTGGAACTTTGGAGGGTTTGACCTCAGCGCCAGCGAGTATGATAATTGGTTATCTGGCGTGATGATTGCAGTCGTAAGTACGAAAAATCTGAGTTCAACAACGGGTGCTGTTCAACCGAGTGGGTTATTAGATTCCCTGTTTGAGCACGTGAATAATACCAACGGGGACAATCCGGTGTACAGCAAGAACGTGATCATCACTGAAAATATTTTCAATGAAGGTGCCAGATATGCTCTTCTAAGTTATGTGGAAGATTACAAGGTTGCGTTCAACACCTTCGGCCCCATGTTTTTTAACCTGATGACAAACTTCGACAGCGCTGAGACTCATCCTTACAGTTATTATACTTACATGTGCAGAACCGGTGTTATAAAAGGCAATATATCCGCACCGGCCAGCAAGCCGCTTTATACTCTGCCGGCTGTCTGTATTATAAGGTCTGATACGGGGAGTGTATTTAGTTTCAACACTGTCAGGAATGTAGCACACGGGGATTCAGTTCCGACTCCACCGACACTTCACTACGTAGCGGAATTCGTGGAAGTGACTAATATGAGAGTGGAGGGAAATTTGTTTAAGGGGGATCCAGACATTACTTACTCGGATCCGGTTCTGGCAAGAAGCGTGAGCGGATTTGTCTATATTGGTAACGGTCATTCTTCGGGATCGCTGAGGAAGGGCGGGACAAATATCGGGATTGTTGAAGTTGGAAATGACTATGAGTAACGGGGGTCTAAGTTGCGCCTACTACACCATTTTATGATAAGAGATAGTTCTGCTGGTCTGAACCGAAGGCAACTTGCCTTATATGGGGCTGGTCTTTGTGGTGCATCCTACTCTATATCTGGTGGAACAGTACACGTGGATGATTTAAGTTGGATTACGCAGGATGGGGTTTACGTAAGGGAAACAGAGCGGCAGATTTATTCTATTCCCGATAATAAATATGGTGTGTTGTACGGGAAGCACGTTTATCGGGGAAAACTTCCTGCGGATAGAGCTACTTATAATTTTGTGTATAGCGATTCAGTTAGTGAAGTTACGGAATACGACGGCGTTAAGCTTCTTTTTGCTGATACGGTAGCGCAAACTCCATATGTTTCCATGCCACTCTCTTCCCTTGCGGCGGAGTGGGAGCCGTTACCGGCTTATGTTCCTCTACGGAGTACTGCCTGGTTCCGGGGGCAGGATTTTTACTTGTCACGGGGGGTTGATTCCGATTCGGTTAACGAGATAATCCGCGCAGATTACCGATACATGATGGTAGGAGGGAGTACGACAACTGCATGGGATTTCGAGTCTGCCAGCGCTTTGAAACACTCTCTTGTCAATAACCCCGAATCTACACTTTTGGTGTTTGGGCAAGTTCCAGGAGTAACAGAATGGATAACTGTTCACGCTGTTGCACACGGTGGGATACTCCAGTCACACTTTTCACTAACAACTACTGTGGGAATGACGGGGCACGACAGCAGATACTATACTATTTCTGAACTGTCATCATCCAATGGTGCTGCTTTGGTAGGTGCTACTGTTGGAGTAGCTGGTGTGACATCCATTGAATCCGCCCTTGCCTACGTTGCGGGCTTGACCGAGGTAGCATCTTTTTTACATAATGGGCCGATTATAGTGAGTAAGACGTGGGATAGGGCGAGGTACAGCGATTTGGAGGATGCGATCTCCGAGAATCCTGGAGCAGAAATTCTTGTCCTCGGCGACCCTTATACAGAATATACAGTTGGAACTACAATTCAACCCGCTTCAGGAACCGTAATTCGTGGTATAGGTAACCCCAAGATCACGTTTTCGGGGCATTCATGGATTGTGTTTGACGCCGGTATTTGGGTGAGCGGGGGAGCACAGACTACGGCAGGTTCAAGTTTAGTCTCCCTGCCCGGTGGATCTTTTGTGAATTCTAACATAAAGCCGGGCGACTATCTCCGTGCAGGCGATGGGCGTGGCAGGGTAGTGTCGGTGATTGATAACGAAAATCTTTACGGTGACTTGGAGCACTTCGCAAAGACCGTGGGAACCAGCAACAATTCAGACTTGATGGTATACCGGATGGGTGCGAGTATCAGCAGCTCTATCCTTGCGGGATCTACCGCGATAGGGGGGAGGACTATAGGTGTTCAAGCCTGTCATGGTTTGTGGTTGTCTAAAAATGAATGTGGAGAAGAAAAGGTCATGGGGCCTCCCGCGGAGCCAGGAGGACTCTATGTTGCCGATGTAAGGTCGGACACGGATTTTTTGCAAATTTTTCTCTTTGATGGAACCTCTTGGAAGAAAGTGAATTCAATACGGGCAGATTACTGGACACATAGACATCCCTACCACGGCTTTTGTTCAATCCCATCCGAGGGTAGGGTTCTAGTTGTTACCGGAATCAGCGAATCTTTAGAGGTGGCTAACCGTATTGACGTACATATACAGTCTATGCCTGATGGGAAAGAGTGGACTTACACAGACGATCTTGTAGATGTGCAGGCAGGGGATATGCTGGCTCTGGGATGTTATGCAGAGAATACATCCTCAGATAAAATTTTTGTATTCTGTGCCCTTAAACGGGGATCTGGCCATCGGCTGACGTTCGGAACCGTATCTGATGGTGTAATTACTCGCTGGTATGCCGAAGACCGGCCAGTAATTGACATTCATGGGAGCGGGGAGAATAACGTATGGCTGACAGGATTTTGTTCAAACGACTCGGGTGCTTCGCCCTCAACAGTAATGCAATTTGATGGTGATAGCATCGTTCATCATCATCTTCCGGGAAGTTATCGGTATTGCATACTGTATTCTATCTGGGTCGCTTCGAAGACTTGTGTTGTAACTGCTGGTAGGCTGGTAACTGCCACTAGTGCTTATCAGGGAGCTGTATTTGTGTATGATGGCAGTAGTTGGACTGACCACTCCTTTGGTTACGATGTAGCATTCCATGACACGTGGGCTTCTTCGGTGAATAACATCTATATTGTCGGACGTAACCGGAGTACAGAGAGGGGGGAATGCAAGTACTACGATGGGGTCGAGTGGTCGGATATAACCGCTGACCTTCCAGACGGGCCGAATGGATACATCCCCGTGCTGCATGCTATTCAGGGTAATGAATCAGAAGCTGGTATTGAACTTTTCATAAGCGGTGACGAAGGGTACATTGCACATTTTGACGGCGTCTCATGGGAACGTTTGCCTGTTGGCCCGTTTGGATCTGGAGATGATGTAGCGGCGATGTTTCCCGGCGTATCCACCCCGACGTACATAACAGAGGTAGAGCGCAACTTTGGTTCAGAAGGGGCGTCATTTTCGCCAGACCCTCCGGGTATTGTTAGTGTGGCCAAGACGGGAAATCCAAATGCTTACGGGTTGGGGTTGTTTAATATATCATACAACAATACACCTGGAACTTTTGTAAGTTTTTTCAGCATTCCTGGGATTACTCCATTGGACGGCTGGTCATCCTCTTACAAGAATCCCGTCTCAACGTTAGTTCTGCATGACAACAAGATAAATCGTGGGAGTCATCTGGAAACGGATAAACTAGCACCTCTGATCCAATTCGGGACAGAGGACTCTTTCTCCAATGATCGGTCTATGGCGATAGTTGTTGATAATCATATATTCGACAGGTGTAAGGGTTTCTGGACAACGTCTTACAGTGGGGAGTTTTACAAGGATTTGGGGGTAATAAACCTCGATTCTGAAAACAGCATCGTGGGGAATAATGTTATAACACTTGGTCATTCCGAGGGTACGCCATTTGGACGTGGGTACGCATTACCGCATGTAATTTTCGGCAATACGGTAAAATCATTGGCCACCCAAGCATATTTTTTCTATGCTCCCGGCTGGTATAGTGGCAGCAAACCACGCACAAACTTTCGTAGTGTTCACTTTGGCAACATAGTAGATACTCTGGTCACAGATGCTAACGGGAATATAAATGTGAAGTGGAATCAGAACTACCCGCTGCATCCGTGGGGAGTTTATGAAGATCCGGGTAGGTATGCTTCTGCCACGGACAGCATATACTATGGAACCGGCATCACGGGCAACAACGCTGACAACTACCCTGTACTGGACTATAGGTTAGATTTTCTTACTTTTGCAAAATGGAACTTGTGGATTCGGGATGGTGAATTTGAAACCGGGTCAAGCGGATAATGGAGGTAACTCATGGCGGATTCTCTGGCAAAAAGATTTAAGAATGCTTTAACAACGGCGTTTTCAGGTAAAAGCCAAGCTCTGGTATCACAGGAGCTTCTTGATGCCATTTCGGATCTCTACAGAACCAGGAGTTCCCCTTCATTTTCAAGGGATGTAGATGCGGCATATGCTTTACCTAAAATCCGCAGGTACAGGTACGAAGAACTCGACCGCATGATCCAGAAAGCACCCTCTCTCGGAGCTGTACTGGAGCAACTGGCACTGGATGCTACACGAGGGGAGGTCGTCGTAAAGAGTTCGGATTCCAACATAAAGAAAGAGTTGAATCAACTATTTGCTCGGATAGAACTTGACTCTTGGATCACGGGTCAGGCTTATGATCTTGCCAAGTATGGAGATGATATACTTTGTCCGGTCTTTGGAGGAAACAAGATCGGTAAGGAAAATCCGGGTATAGTCGGAGTCCGGTGGATTCACCCCGGAGATGTCAAAAGGGTAGAGGATGATAGCGGCAGGCTCTTGGGGTTCGAGGTTTCCACCGGGGGAGGTTATACAGGTACTGTTGATGATAGTATCAAAAACAACGGGCCTAAGATCAAGCCCTGGGAGCTGGTTCATTTCCGGGTGCGTTTTGAAAAGTCATATGCGGGGGAGTCAAATGCGTCCTATGGCACTTCCCTTATTGCAAGAGCCTACCTCCCGGCAAGTCGGAAGGACATTTTTTCCCGACTCTTTCTCGTGTTTCGTATTTTATCAACCATAGACCGGATTCTTTATCCCGTGGATGTGGGGATGGCTGATCCGGTTGAGCAAGTCAGCATTATGCAAAAGTGGTCAAACTGGTTGTTACATAATGTATACAGAAACAGGAGAGACGGGAGGTATCTGACCGAGATAGATCCCTTTACATTTTCTGAAGCTGTCATATGGCCTTATAACGCAGAGGGCAGGGGCGAGAAACCTCAAAGGCTCCCAGGGCCGAATGTGAATATCAAGGAAGCGGTTGACTACGACCACGTGATAAAGGAAATGTTCAGCTCGGTGGGTGCATCTCCTGCGTTTTTCGGTTATGGGGGTGATCGCAGCAGCGTGGAAACAAACAAGACTTTGTCTTCCCAGGATATTAAGTTTTCGCGGAGGGCGGCTTTGCTTCAGAGGGGATTGCATGAAGGTCTAAGAAGACTCTGCCAGATACACTTGGCGGTCAGGGGGTTCCCGCATGACCGGATAACAGCGGGGAATGCTTTTACTTTGGAATTCGAGCCTCCGAGTTCCCTTGAAGAAATGGAGCGCATGGACGCTTTTGCAGCAAGGATTGATGTTGCAGACAAGATAAACCGAGTTGGCAGGGATTTGGGACTGGACGAAACAGCGTGGACGGAATATGTCCTGCGTAATGTGCTCCACCTCTCCGACTCAGAAATAAGAAAACTCACTTCAAAGGAATCTCCAATGGAGTCCGATGGAGAAAAGCGTGAGATAATCAACAAGACACTGTACGAAGAGGTGGACGAACTTCCGAAATCGGAATCGTTTCGGAAGGAATCGCCGGAACTGAAGGGCAAGGAGCGATGGGAGAGGTAGTAAGTAGCCGACAAGTGCGATCTTATGAACATCCCCATCTCAAGTTGTCTATCTTCGAGAATGTAGTGCAGCACGGGGACGGAGACCCGTCCGTGTATTTCGACGTGGTTCTTTACAGGCGTGTGCGTGACAAGAACACCGGGAAGTTTTTCTGGAAGCGCGGCCCGAACTACAAACCGAATGACATTGATCATCTTATTGGACTACTCACTGATGCGTCCAGATATTTGAATCCGAATGGTGGGGGTGTGGAGAATCATCTTGAATCAAAAGGTGGAGGAGGGGGTAATGATGATACAGGGGGTGCTTGAAGATCCGTTTGGCGGAAGACGTAAGTACTTTCCGCCGCCCGGATACGAGAAGTTCGACTATCAACAGCAGTTGGCGGCTGCGTGGCAGTATCTTACCGATACGGAAGGGTACTTCCGACAATACTTCGGTAAATTACCTCCCGACTTGGATCCTTTTTTCATGGTCGAGAGTGATTTGAAGTGGCTCGATTCCGTAGGAGCGCGACAACATCCCCAGACAAACGGTTTCCCGTGGAGTGTCAAAGAGCACTGGGCGGCTTATCGCTTGATGAATGCCCCCACGGAGGTGGAGACGCCTGAAGTTCAGACATCATTGAAGTACGTGGTAAACGTATTTGTAGCGAAGTTTCCCCTGATGATTGTGGATTATGTTACGGCGGAGTTTATTTCATGGCTCTGCCCTCCTCAAAAAACGAGTCGTGGGCTGCAATATGAAACCATTACCGGTACAACGTTTGCAATTCTTCTGGGAATGAAAGTTGCCAGTGATCTCGACGGCATAACACAGCCAAAGTCGGCGTACAAGAGAGCAGAGGCGCTTCTTGATTTAAGAGACGGGCAGATAGGACCGAGTGCGATATTCGATTCATCGGAAGCGGCTCTTGCACATCACCCGATTTCCTGTTATAATGACATCTATCGTTCATTATGGGAGGGGAGGGTTTATCTGAAAGCACAGTGTTCAGGCAGTTATTGTTATCCCCTCCTTCCGGTGGAGTTACACAGAGGTGGATGTGCTGTAAAGTCATGGGGTCTGTTGGTTTAAAAACGGGGCCGGTAGTTTCGACTTTAACTGGAGACCCGCACGCCGTCCTCGCATTAAGAGACCACTTGGTTTTCCCCGACTCCGATGGGGAGTACCATTCCGTTATTGGAGAAGATGGGAGCTTTCATACAGGTCTTCTCTATCTTATAAAATCTACCGCACAGGATTTGGGGGTGGATGTGGCGAGCGAGGGTGATGATGATGATGATGAAACTGATTTCGGCTCTCTCCCCCAACCCATCGAAAAGGATATATTGTATTTTGAAGACGGCAGCAAGTTAAGGGATTATCAAATCCGTGCTGTGGAGAAGATGCTGGCGGTTGGGCGGGGGTTGATTACGATACCAACAGGTAGCGGGAAGACGGAAATTGCCGCAGCTTTTCTGAAATACGGATATGAAACCGGAAAATTTACCAAGTCTCTGTTTCTTTGTGATACCACGGCCCAGCGGACTCAAACGGCATCCAGGTTTAAAACTCGTGGTTTAGAATCGGTGGGAGAGGTTGGTGGCGGCAAGTTTCAACTTCATAAAGATATAATCGTTGCTAATGTAAAGGGTATCTTTTCTAAACTGAACGATCGAAACGTGTTGAAGGTGCTGGAAAGCCGGGATGTAATCATCGTGGATGAAGCGCATCATCTGTCATCGGGCATGTGGACGGCGGTTTCCAATGCCACCCCCGCGGCTTGGAGATTCGGCTTGACTCCCTTCTTGAGAGACGACCGGAAGCGGGTATCCTATGCGGATATGATGGTTATAGGTCACACAGGCCCTCCGCTGGTTGTCTTATCAAGTGAATATCTTAGGAAAAATGGGTATTTGGCTGAAGTTTATTATTCCCTGCGGGACTACCGCGCCCCGATGTTGACCAGTTGGAGTTGGCATACCGTCTACGATACCGGAATAGTCTATCAACTCGAAAGGAACCGATTGGTAGTGGAAACCGCCGTGGATTTGTGGAAAAGGGGGCGCAGGGTACTGATATTCGTGAACAGAATCGAGCACGGGCGGAACTTGTTGCGGTTACTTGCCGATTGCAAGAATGATTTGAGCAACGTCTGGTTTCTCAGCGGCGGTAATACTGCTCATACGTGTGACCACAGGGGGATGACACGTTCACAATGGGATTACAATACAATTCTTTCAGAGTTGCGCGGGGAGGAAAGATTCATTATAATCGGAAGCTCGGTCATGGACGAGGGAGTTGATTTCCCGTTTATTGATGCGCTTATACTGGCCGGTGCGGGCAGGAAGTGGAGGCGGCATATACAGCGATATGGCCGTGGGCTGAGGCCGAAAAAGGATAACAGGTTGTTCTTAGTGGATTTTGTAGACCATCATCATTTCTGGCTCAAGGCTCAATCACAGGCGAGAAAGGAGGTGTGTGAAAGCGAGGGATATTTCGAGGTGGAGTATGAGAACCTATTGGAAAAAGCCGATGAAGGGAGGGAGAACTTATGACGGAAGAGGAAGTCAAGGAAAGAATCAAGAAAATCAGGGTGGTTATGACAGGTTCCATCAACATCGGAAATTATGAAAATCTGAAACCGGAGAGCGGTATCGTGGAGGCTGAAGTCCGCAAGGGAGACGACCCCGACGAAGTCTATGCTGCTCTTGAAAAACTTGCGATTAAATACTATGAGCAAAGTTGCAGAAAACTGCTAGAACAAGTAAAAAAGCGCAGGGAGTTGTGGAACGATACGGACAAACTTTCCGCAACAGACCGGTCTTTATCCCAGTAACTTCAAATTAACGGCTCACGGGCTTCACAATCGCCTTGTGAGCCGCTTTTATTTTCAATCAAGGGGTAACCCCCCTTCAGGGAGAAAAAACGCCACACAAACGAAATGTGGGCTTTCTGGAGGTATATTGATGGCTTCAGGCAGTGGACGCTACCCGTTTCCATACGAATTCCAACAATCCATTCTTTCTTTTCTCATAAGAGACCCCGCCTTTCTTGAAAACTACAGTCCTATAATTCCACCCGAAAGATTCGACTTTACGGATTTATCCCTCTTGGCGAAGGTAGCCTTCAAGGCCAGGGAGAAGTACGGTCATCCCGTGAATCGTGCGACTCTAGAAGCGGAACTGTTGGAGTACGCTGAAAGGAAATCCGTAGGGAACCGGCAACTGGATGCGGCGCTGAAAACCTTGAATCGCTGCTTTGAACTTCCGTTGGAGGACAGAGATCCGGTTATTGACCGAGTGGTTGATTTTGCAAAAAGGCAAGCGGTTAAAGAAGCAATATATAAGATTTCCAGCAAGTGGAGGGATGGGAAGGACTTGTCGGATGCTCCGTTCGAGTTGCAACGTGCCCTGTGCACGGGAGAACAGGTCGGATCTTTCGGGTTGAACTTCGGGCGGGAGATAACCTCGATACCGTCCCTGGCCGCTCAAGAGACTATATCGCAGGAGCGGAAGATTCCGTCCGGGTATGAATCCATTGATGCGGCGCTGCTGGGAGGCCCGGCCAGAGGAGATATTTGCTGTGTAATCGGAGTATCGGGCGGGGGAAAGAGTTCATATTTAACAAACGTCATCTGTAATGCTGTTCGTCTCGGCTATAAAGGGGTGTATATCACGATAGGGGATTTGTATGAAATTGATGTCGCGATTCGTTGCGCCGCCAACCTCTTGAAAGTGGATCAGACAGAGGTTCTGTGGGGGAGTGAAAGGTTCCAGCAACGGGCGGCTCTTTTGGAAAACAGGGATCCTCACCTCAGAATTAAATTTTTTCCTCCGCGTGAGGCTACTACGGATACAATCAGGGCGTACCTGTCACGATTGAAGTTACAGGATGGGTTCTCGCCAGACATAGTTGTGATAGATTATCCTATGAGTTTGAGATTTCCGAAGGAACATGAAACAGATTCCTACAGAGCGCTTGGAGTTGTGTACCAGCAACTTCGCAGGATGGGAAACGACTTAGGATATGTCACGTGGACGGCGGCGCAGGCTCAGCGGGTCAAGATTGCGGACGATGAAGTTTTAACCAAAGAGCAGATAGGCGAGTCGTGGAAGCAAGTGCAGGAATCCGACTTTGTCATTTCCGTAAATCAGTCTCCGAGAGAATATCTTGAGGATAAAATGCGGCTTTGGGTGGATAAGGCGAGGAGGGGGAGGAAATTCACGTTGGTTCATTGTGATGCCGATTACAGTAAGATGAGCATAGTTGAAAGGCACGCGCTGAAATTCAAAAAAAGTTTTTCACCCTCTTGACAATCCACAAAAGGGCGGGCCAGACCACATTTTTTTATCGGTCTATTGACAGGCTTGTAGGAAAGTGTTATAATCGTCTTGAAAACAATTGAAAAGAGGTTCACCGATGAAAGACGGGCGAGTAAAATCCCACAAAAAATGGGGGGAGTTTACAGCGTATGAAAAAGAAACTCCTCCAGGAAAAAAGCATAAGCGTCACCTCTGTCCCAAGGTAAAAGCTGTCGTGGATGCTTACTACGATTCAGGGGGATACAGGTGCAGCGTCTGTGGGGATATTCATCTGACTCTGGAAGACATAGTCGGGGGGCCGCTGCCTGTGAGAGTGGTTTCAGGGGAAGAGGGTGATAACGATGAAAATCGTGAGTAAAAGTTTCTTGACTTTTTGACGTTTTCACAATCATGCGCTTTACTGGAAAGCAGGCAAGGTAGGAGGTAAGTTAAGATGGGTTTAAGGGCGTTAATTGAAGTTCGGGACGACAACAGCCAGTGGAATATCTATTATCACGGAGACGAAGCCCACCCCGATAAGTTGGGGAAGGCGATCGCGGATGCGGTTGATCTGGCTCCATTTTTCGACCCCAACAACCACAATTCTTTTTCCTGTCCCGGCAGAGGTGCATTGAAGAACTATTCCAACGTATCCCTGGAAGCGGACAGGTTTATCACTTTCCTGATTTCCCACTTGGCTACCCGCGGGTGCAAGTCCATGTATCTCACAAATCGCACAATTCAAAAGGAAGAAAACAACCCGACTGGAACGGATATTGACTACTTTTACCCCGTTTCCTTTGTCAATGGCTCTATATCTTTCAGCGGGCGTGATAAAAGCGGAAAAGCGGTCATAATCAACAACTAAGTAAAAAGCTTGTTTTGCCTCTTGACAACCGTGGAAGAATGTGTTATATTGTAACTAGAGCGGCGCGAGGGCCATAGATGTCAGATATGGGAGGTGAACTAATGGTTACAGTAGGCAAAAAGTCTCTCTTGGCAGCGTTGAAGAACGCCAAGAAAGTCATGAAGAAAAAGTCTCGCACCATGCCCATACTCGGTTTTGTTCTTATCGAAACTGGCGGGGCGGGTTTGCAACTAACATCAACAAACTTGCAATTTCTTATCCATCAAAGTCTAGAGGCTGAAGTGGATGCTTCTTTAGGGATCGCCGTGGATGCCGGGAAGTTGGAGCAGTTGGTTAAGAGAACAGACGGCCCCCTCCAACTGGAACAGTGTGGAGAGCCTGAATCAGGTAAATTCAGCTTAGAGATTACGGACACCGACGGCACTTCCTTCAGCATAAAGGGGTTTCCACCGAGCGAGTTTCCTCCCCTCCCCGACGTTAAGAGCGACGTTGAGAAAATCTCTCACACCATCAGCAGTAAGGATTTGCGGCGGGTCTTGTCGGATGTCCTTTTCGCTGTTTCCGAAAAGGGGGATAGGCGTTACATGCTCGACTATGTGTTGGTTGAAACAGTGAATGGTCATTTACAGGCTACGGCTACGGATGGACACCGGCTGGCTAGAGAACGGGGAGTGTGTGAAGGTGAAGGCGCGCTCCACCCTGTCTTGCTGAACGCCGAAGCGCTCAAGGTGGTGCTAGGATTTTTACCCGACAACGCAAAACGTATAAAATTTGGAACGACCGAGCGGGATTTCTGGTTTAACATCGAGGGTTTTATCCTGGGAATTGTTACATACGAAAAGGACAACTTCCCGACCGGCGTGGTTAAAAATATAGAGCATCCTTGTTCTCACTCTTTCGCGTGTAATAAAGATGAGCTTATACAGACAGTTAAAAAAGTATCTGCAACCAACGAAGACGGCACTACCTTCTTTCGTACAGAGGGCACCACTCTTTACCTGACGGCGAAATCTTCTTTGGAAGACATACGGGGATCCCGCGCTCTGAATATAGCAGAACCGGATGGCGGAGACTTGCACATCTGCCTGAACGGAAACTATATCCTTGATGCCCTGAAGACAGTGCCGACAAGCCGCGTAAAGATACTGTACAGTGCTGAAAAGAGTTTGGTCAAAATTGAACATCCATCGGGAGAACACATCATCATGACCATGAGGCATGAACATGAGCAAAAAGTATGAGATCGAAAGTTGCCTGAATTGCCCTTGTAATCACAAAATCGGGGAATCCAAAACCTTTGAGAAGCGCTACTGCGGGTTTTATGGTGTGAACTTACACTATCCGGTGGATTTTGAAGAAGGTAGTTTTCCCACTTGGTGTGAACTTTTGGGTGGCGATATCATCTTGAGCCGAACCTTACCGAGGGGCCGAAAGGGTGAATAAGCACTGTAATAAATACCTGCATAGCTCCCACCACTGCAGGAATGTCAAGTGGGGGAATAAGGGGAGGATGAAAAAGATGAAACTGTGCCTTGAGATTTCATGCGGCAGGAAAACTTGTGCAAAGAAAAGGGGTGGGTTTCGTCAGTGAGAGGAGTTAGAAAATGAGAGAAATGGCTGGAAAAGTTAGGGAGGCTCTGGAGGAATCACTTAGACATTGGGAAAAGAATGTCTTTAATTTCGAGAACAACCATCCCATAAAAAAGGAGCAGAATGGGTGGTTTACAGACAACTGTCAAGCGTCTTTTTGCCCACTCTGTCGTTTGCGATGTGAATGTGGTAATATATCAATTCAAGATGGCTGTCTTGTGATATCCACTAAAATAATAAAAATAGTATGCCCGCTCTTTGACTCTGGATATGTGTGTTGCAAGGAATGGGGTATTGCAGAGCATAAAGCTTATAAAGGAAGACTGAAATTAGAACACATTGTTGCTGTTCGGGACAGGATTAAAACAGAATTGGAAAAGTGGGATGCAATGTAAGGGAAAAACGGCGGGTTGGCTTCTTAGGTGTGAAGAATGCTTGGAGCAGGCGAAGAAATAATGTGCGGTATGAATTTGCGTAATTTAGAATTATACAGCGAGTGTAAATTGCCCCCAGAAAGCCCATATTTCAATTCTAAGGCGTTTTTATTTTTTTCTAGTGGTTTTCCCTTATAAGAAAAAGAAAACGCCACAGAATCAAAATGTGAAGCTTACAGAGGCATATTTAAACCTACGGAGTAAGGAATTCCACAGTGCCACAATTGGACTATCGAGTAGTGGATGTTCTTGGAACTCCCAAGATAACTACAACAGGGGAGTTTCGGTTCAATTGTCCTTTCTGTGTCAAGGGGGATACGAAGTATCATCTCTACGTTCACCCGGAGAGGGGTTGGTTCTGCCAGCGGGAGCAGGTAGGTGGTACGATAAGAAACCTTCACCGCAGGCTGGGCATTCCCTACGAGGATACGGCTCTTTTGGAAAAATCTCCTGGCTTTGATGTCTCCCGGTTTCTTGAATATAACACAAATTCGACAATAAGGGAGGGGGGGACTATAGGGGGGGAGGGATCTCCTCCTGTTTTACCGGAAGATTTAACTAGAGTAAATTTTCTGGAGGAGGAGTATTTGTATTTGTTGGGGAGGGGGATAAGAAGGGAAAGAATAGAGGAGAGAGGAATATACAAGGGAAGTAAAGTAAAGTGGAAAAAGGAGAACGGAGAAGAGGTGGAAAAAGATTTAAGGGGGAGAGTAATTTTCATAAGTTGGGGAGAGAATAAGGAAGTCAAGTACTGGACAGGGAGATTAGTTAATTACCATTACGCGCGTGCGCGCGCGTATGTCAAAAATTACAGGGAACCTAAGTATTTTTCAGCACCAGGCGGCGACAGAATCAATCATCTCTATCAGGATAATGCTGTAAACCCGAAACATTGTTTTCTGGTTGAAGGGCCCATCTCTGCAATGGCGGTAGGTTTGGATGCTGTTTCAACCTTTGGAATACCTACTGAAAAACAACTTTTTCTACTCGCGGAAAAAACAAGAGAAATTACTGTATCTCTTGACGGGGATGCTTTGGAGAAGTCAATATGGGCGGCGCAAGTTTTATATTCTCTTGGAGCAAGTGTCTATATTCTTCCACTTCCCAAAGGTGAAGACCCTGCCTCGTTGGGAGAAGACTTTTTTCGGGAATTGGCAGAGGATAGAGTAAAGTTCGACCCTCTTAATCTTCTTGAAGTTTACGAGAGGGCAGATATTATAGGAGCAAAACATAAACGGAGAAAGGGTGGTGGCGATGAAAAAGTTTAAAAAATACGGTTTTTTCGGTTGGGCGTCCTTTGGAATTCTGGGAATTTTCCTGATTTTAGTTGCTTACCAACTCTCCATCTTGCCTGACTACAACTTTTTCCTCATTTTCCTCTCGGCGTGCTTTTTGGCTCTCGGACTGGTGGGTCTATACGAAATCCCCAGGGATTGATGTCCACTGTTGACAACACGAAAATAATGAGTTATTCTTATTCGAGTAACCCCCCTGGAGATAGCATCTCCAGACCGACGCCCCCTTGGGGTTGTTGAATTTGCTCGAAGGGGGCGTTTCCTTCAAAACTAATCATGCAGGTGAGTTGAAATGGCAGACAGAAAGCAGGAGTTCTCGAAATTTCTCCGCGAGGAAAGAACGAAGATCGGAGTTTCCCAGAACAAACTTGCCGTTCTTAGTGGATTACTTCAACCGTCTTTTTCAAGAATTGAATCGGGGAGAGTATTTCCCAGATATGATACCGTTCTCAAGATTTCGCAAGGATTCAAGCAACTGGGGGAAGAAAGTGCAGGGGAGCGGTTGTGCAACAAGTGGCTGGACTTGACGGGGTAGAGAGTATGTGTTATGATGGGAGATAAAGTGGAAGAAAGAAGGGGTAGAAAAGAATTGTCAAGGTTTAAGACAGAGAGGGTATTTGTGTGAGAACAGGAGGATGGGATGGTTAAAAAAATGAGTACAGTTGAGATAATTGATTATTACGTAGAGAGCACTATAGGCATTCCTCCAGTGCGTATGCTATCTAACATATTGCAAGCATTCAATCCAGCTCACTACGTGTTCTGGCTTTTGTCTCTGGCGTATTGCTGTGGTGTCTCGCTATATGCAGCATTTTGGTTGGAAAGATCCGTCACCCTTCAGGACTTGGAGGAGGCTGGTTTTGTGTGGGTTGTGTTTCTGTGCCTGTCCGTGATAATAACTGTGGTGGGCCGGTCAATACAGGAGCGTGATCTTGGCGGCATATTGGGGTGTATTATAGGTGTTTTCATCTCCTTGATATTCTTTGGATTCTATTCAGCAGGGTACCAGTTCCAGACTTCCGAGGTGTCCGGTTCATCTGTCAACGCAGCTATATCTCATAGTGAAGCAAGGTATGATTTTGGTGTTCTTAACCGCAACGAGAATCCTGATCCGGTCAATAAGAAAGGGGAGGCGTTCGAGGAGAATACTGTTGATTTGTATATAGACGAAGTTGCTGCTTTATACAACGTTGATCCTGAACTCATCCGAGCCGTCATCACTATCGAATCTAGGTGGAATCCCAATGCTGTTTCTTACAAGGGTGCTAAAGGTCTTATGCAACTGATGCCTGTTGTACAAGACAGGTATAACGTTGAAGATCCCTTTAATCCGAGGGAGAATATAAGAGCTGGAACGGCTTATCTTGCGGAGCTGATACGGAGATATGGGCTTACTAACGGACTTGCCGCCTATAACGCAGGCCCCGTACGTGTTGAACAGTTTCAAGGAGTTCCCCGGATTAGGGAGACTCAAGAGTACGTAAAGAAAGTGCAGAGGGAGTATCGTAGAAGGATAAGAAACAAGTAATGAACATTGAAAGGAGAGGAGAATGCCGGTTATAGTTCCTGACGAAAGTATGAGAGACAAATTGGCTGAAGATCTGCAAAGAGGGGAGGTTTTCTCCGACGTGCGTCTTGTGAACGGGTTTTTCTGCATATCGCCCATGCCCTACCGGTCAAATGTAAAGGATGGGAAGAGCTTTGTAGAATTCCCATATTTGATTCTGGTGGATAGGCTTCCAAAGAGCGAGAACCAGCAGGAGTTTGTGATTCTTTTCGAGGTGGTAAGAAATCCTATAATGAATCAGGATCATATCCTGCTCACATCGCCTCTCCCACCCGATTCTCCCATTCTGGGGAGATTGAAGGCGGAGATTTCGGCTACAGAGAGTTCGGGGCCGGAGATTGTAAAGCCATAGGTTTGGCGGTCTGCCATGGAAAGCGGTTTGGCAGAGAGGATACAGGAACTCCGCCGCCTTTACCTTTGCAGGGACTGCCCCCTCAGATCCCAGTCTCCAACTAATTGTGTGGAGTCAATGGGTTCCGAGATGCCCAGCATTGTCATAGTTGGCGAAGCTCCCGGCTTGGCAGAGGTACTGTTTGGTGGAGTTTTTGTCGGGAATGCTGGCTCCTTACTTCGGAATCTTATTCAGGAGGCTGGTCTAAGCACCGATTACGAGGGTGAAGTCAGGCTGACGAACTTAGTCAGGTGCATGCCTGTAAAATCCGTTTCTGCGGAGACACTGTCGGATATACGTCGTCGGCTGGAGAGAAAAGAACCACCCGATAGGTTATATAGGGAGTTTCGGGGAAAAATTGTGAATACAAAGCCTCCAATTGAAGCGATAAGAAGGTGCTTTTGTCTCTTGGTGGCAGAGTTGGCTTTTTACAAGCCGAGACTCGTCCTTCCTCTGGGGGCGACGGCTTACAGAGCACTTACAGCATCTACTACGGGTATAGTGAGGGGTAGGGGGAGGAAATACAGGTTTCAGAGGCCAGGCTACTTTAATCACGACAATTTTGATTTTGCACTTTCTAATAAAGAATCTGAGTGGTTGAGGAACGGTGTGCCGGAAGTGCTGCCTTCCATTCACCCGGCGGCGGTTTTGCGGGGGAACGATTCCTATAGAGGTTTGATTCTGGAGGACTTGGTACATGCTAAGCAGATAGTCAATCCAGAAAGGGAGTTGGTGAATTATCAATATCTTCCGAGGCTGGCGGATGTTTCCCGCATGGTGGATGGTGTACTGGCCAAGTATCATGATGGATCCATAGAGGGAGTTGCTTTTGACTTGGAGACGACATCCCTTAATCCATATGGTGAGGGGGAGAGGATACTGCTGGCGTCCTTTTCGATATCCGAGGGTCAGGCGTGGGTTGTTCCATTAGACTGGGCGCAGTCTCCTGTACGGATTGAGGGCGAACTGGAAAATGTTAAAGGGGAGCTTGTAAGGTTACTTCGTGAGGTTCCGGTAGTCGGGCATAATGTCAAATTTGATTGTGCATGGGCAGCGGTTCATCTCGGTGTTGTACCTAGAATAAAATTTGATACACTTTTGGCTTCAAGGTGGTTAAGTGGTGGGACAGAGAGCAACGATCTCTCGTCGGTAGCTGCGAGATATGGGAAGATGTTCGGGTTGAAGAATGATTTTCTGGCGGCTTACAGGGAGATTACGGATGAAAAGCGGAACTTGACATACGGGGATGCGATAGAGAAGGCACCGGCGGATGTCGTCATCAATTACTCCGCCAGGGATGTTGATGCGGTGATGAGGGCGTGGGGGCCTTTAAGGGATGCTCTTACTTCCAGTTTTCGGGATAGTGGGGTAAATGAGTGGTTTTTAAATGAGTTGATGATCGAGGCGTCTCATACTACGTTGGATATGGAACTCGCCGGTATAGCGGTTGATGTAAAGTCTTTAAGGGATGTAGATACGAGACTCACTCAGGAGTTGGAGCGAATTCGCCAGAGTGTAGTTAATATGGAATTTCATGGGCGTACGATGGGTGAGTGGTTGAAGGAAATCGCCGGGGAGTCACGGGAGTTGTCCCTTTCAGCAACGGAGGATGTGATACGTTTGCTTTACGGTATACTGGAGTTTCCGATTTTATCCAAGACAGACAAGGGGAGTCCTTCGACTGATAGGGATACAATAGAGATGTTAAAGGATGAATGGGTGAACAGAAGCCGCGACCCCCGTGTAGCACAGGATGTTCTTGAAGCTATCTTGAACGACAGGCTTATCAGGAAGCACTTGACTAGCTATATACGTAAAATTCCCAGATCGGTGCAGCCTGATGGGTTTATTCACACAACATACAAGGTGGGTGCTGCGGCGACAGGGAGAACGTTGTCTGAGGGGCCGAGTGTTCATACCCTTCCCAATAAGAGTGTTGCTAAGAAAGCGTTTGTGAGCAGGTTTCCCGGCGGACTGTATTTGAAGTCCGATTATGCTCAGTTGGAGTTGTGTGTCGCAGCGGCGGTAAGCCGTGATGAGGCGCTCAGGGGGATGATTATTGAAGGGCAGGATGTTCACAGGCTCCTGGCGGCGGAGGTTTTGAATAAATCACAGGAACTTGTCACTTCCTCGGAGAGGAGAATTGCTAAGACTGTTGTGTTTGGAGTTTTATACGGGAGGCAAGCGGCGTCTATAGCAAAGCAGTATAAGTTATCCGAAGATAGGGCGAATGGGTTTATCAGGAAGTTCTTTGATTGGTTTCCCGGTATCAGGGAATATGTCGAATCCCAGCACGCTGCTATTGACCGTGGGGAGGTACTTTACAGTGCCACCGGAAGGGTGTATCCTATCAGCAATAAGGGTGACAGGGAGGCGGCTAAGCGGCAGGCGGTGAATTACAAGATACAGGGGCCAGCATCAGATATTACTCAGCTGGCTTTGAACCAGTTAAACAGGAGACGAAAGGCAGCAGGCTGGGAGAGCAAGATTATTGTGTATGTCCATGATGAGATCGGGGTTGACGTCGCTCCGGGGGAACTGATGATGGTTCTTCCGCAGGTTGACAGGTGTATGACTGATTACGCCATGCAGGTCTGCGATTTTATGTGTGGAGTCCCACTGAGGGCTGATCATGAGGTGGGTGCAAGTTGGGGAGGTGTAATGGATGTAAAGGCTTACGACAAGAGGAGTATTGAGATGGATGGTGACATCGGGGACTTTTATCAGTACAAGCGGCGGTTACAGGAGGGGGCGAATCCTCCTAGGATTGAGATTGAGAACGTGTACGAGGTGGTTCCAGAGGGGGATGAATTTGGATTAGGGGGCAGCAAGGAAAACCGAAGAGTAGTTTTCAGAACGATTTTTAGTTAAAACAGGAGGTATCATGACAGAAAGCAGCAATTTATTTTCGTCCATGCCGTCCAAACTTTCCGGTCTTTTGACAAGAGACGACGAGAAGTGCATTATGCAGTTCTTGGGGAAACTTCCACTGGGGGATGACTTGATAACAGAATGGGAGCGCCAGACTGAACTTGAAATTTTGTCTCTCTATTTGTATACCAAATATCAAGACAAACTTGTGGATGCCGTGGAAGAACTTAGCTCCAAGTCAGATGAGTTGTGGCTTAGTCTCCCGGCGAAAGATGGAGACAGGAGGTTGACAGAGTCGGACAGGAAGGCGATGGTGGGGGTGGATGCGGAGTACCAAACGCTTAGGGATTATCATTCACGGTTGAAAGTTCTGGACAAGTTTTTCGGGAGGCTTTTAAAGTTGGTAGACCAACGCCACATAAAGTTGGAAAACATGGAGATTCGATACCGAAAGGAGGTAGACCATGAACAATGACAAGGAGTTGAGGTTTGTTGAGTACACGAGGGAGAATCTAGAGGAGGAATTACGACTCGATGACAAGTTGGCTCCGCCGACGGGTGGAGGTGAAATAACCTTCTACTCGTGGAATGAGGCGACTGAAGAGCAGAGGCGCGCCAACTCCCATGCTGGGGATAATTCGTTCTGGCTTCTTCCCCCCTGGTCTGAGAAGGGGTTGTTATTCTGGAGGGTTTGGACTCACTATGGAGTTGGCGAGGCTGGAAAGATACGTTGTGGTCGGATGTTGGGTCGGGGGGCAAGTGATGCAGACGCCTTGTGCAAATTTTTAGAGGAACTGGATGAGGACACGGCCAAGAAGTATCAGCAGTTCTCGGCAAGGTACCAGATGTATTGTAACGTGATTGACTACTGGGAGCCGAACCGAGGGCCACAGGTGTTACGAGTGCCCCGTGGAGTATATTCCGCGTTGCGCTCTCTGTTGGAAGATGACCGTGTGCGGAACATAACAAACCCGAAGGAGGCGGTACCTGTCCGGGTTCTCAGGCTTAGAACGGGGCCTAGTCCTATACAGGTGAAATACAGCACTGATCTCTTGCCGATGGCTCCGAGACCCATTCACGACGATCTTGGAGTTGTAGAGGAGTGGCTGTCGAATCTTCCTCAACTGGACAAGATATTTCCAGAACCCACTCAGGATGATTTGAGTGTTTTAGAGGGAGTGACTGCAAATCTGAGGCGGGGGATCATGCCTGCCGGGGGACAGGCGGAGCGAGAAGGGGGGTCGGGTGGTTACCGGCCACCCAGTCGTCAGGAGGTTTCTTCACAAGAGGGGCCTTCTACGACCCCCCCGAATACTACGGATTCAGAGATCCCGCCACCGCAGAATCCGAATCAGGTGACTGAGCGACCTGAATGTTTCGGGGTGAAGTACAACTACACCTCTAGGGAGTGCATTGCCTGTCCGCATGATTTTGATTGCCAGATGGAGTTCGAGAAAAGCCGGAAAACATGAGTGGTAAGAAGGGTAAGAAGGAGGAAGCCGTTCTAGGTCGTGACAAGACGTTAAAGACGGTATCGGATCAGGTCGGTCATGCAAAGTACGGCCCGGACGGAAACCCCAGTCGGATTTCGTACTGGATTTCCTCTGGGAGTCCGCTTTTGGACGCGATAGTGTCCGGTAAGGCGGAGGGTGGAGGATTTCCCGCCGGGAGAATAACGGAGATTTTCGGGCTTCCGAGTCTGGGCAAGAGCACTCTTGGGATGCATACCATGATTAGTGCTCAGAAGGAGGGGGTGAGTATTCTTCTTGACTCGGAATCCGGCTGGTCTGGGGAGCGTGCGGAGAGGGCTGGGCATAATGACAGATATCATCTTTATGAAACGGCGAGTTCCGTGGAGGACGGGTTTAAAAACTTGTTGGATACGATGGGAAACGTACGATCCCGCCTCCCGGATATTCCCGTTGTCGTTGTCTGGGATGCTCTCTCCGCAGTTGCTTCGTCCAAAGAGATGTTTAAGGCCAGTGTAGCTGATGTGCCGAGGATTACGCGTGAGGGTATGAGGTTTTTGACCGAGGCGGCACGTGAGTGTAGGGCGGTTGTGCTGATAGTGAATCACGCTATTACTAAGATAGGTAGTCCCGGAACTCCGATCACGAGCGGAACTGGAGATGCGGTCAAGTATCACAGTTCGGTGCGGATTAAGTTGACAAGTGGAGGTTTGCTTGCGCTATCCTCAGCACCCGAATCTAGGGTGGGGATAACCCCTCTTGCTAGAACCGTAAAAAATAAGATATTTCGCCCGATGTTGGATGTGCGCCTTGCTATAAGGTACATGGATGGGATAGATCCATACTACGAGATTGTAGAAAATCTGTATGTTCAGAAACTTGAGGATTCTAACGGCGACCTTTACTTAACCCAGTCGGGCGGGTGGTATCATTTCAACTTGAGGGAAATGGGGGAGAAGGAACCCGTAAAGTTGAGGTATTCTCAGGTTGGAGATTGGCTACGGGGAAATCAGGAAGCATACAAGTTTCTTAAGGATAAGTTAGTAAAGAATTTGATTGGAGCCGCAAATGCGGGTAATAGTTGATGGGAATTTTCAACTTCATCGCATTCTGAAGACTCCGGCGCTGGCGGATTATACGGTGAACGGACGTAAATTGGGTGGAGTGTACGGTGTTTTGAAGTTACTCCGGTCTATTTTGAGGTTCAAGGTGTCTGATTCGGAAACTTCGGTGTCGTCTGTGTATTGGGTGTGGGATGGTGGTCACTCCCCCAGGCGTAAAGAGATTTATCCTCAATACAAGGAAAAATCAAAGGATGAAACGGAAGATGATAAGAAATATAAGGAGTTGTGGCGGAGTCAGCAACGGGAATTGGATAGAATCTTTCCGGTTTTTGGAGTTCACTCGATACAATTATCCGGTAGAGAGGGGGATGACGTTATCGCCCTCGTGTGCGCCTTAAGTTATCCGGCTCCGGTGGTCATCATATCGGATGATTCGGATATGTTTCAGTTGGTGAATAGCAGGGTGAAGATATATCAACCCAAAGCCGACCGCCTGATAACTGAATCGAGTTTCGAGAGTCATGTGGGGTACAAGCCGGAGCAGGCACTTTTGTATAAGGTGTTGGTGGGGGATACGAATGAAGCTGAGGGTATTCCGGGAGTCGGGGAGAAGACCGCTTATGAGATACTTAAGGTTGTCCCTACGATTTCAGGGTTGCGTCAGGGAGTTGAACTGCTGGGAGAGTCGAACCGCAGGGCGAGGAAGGTGCTTGAACATTGGCATAAGGTCGGTGTGAATATGGAGTTGCTGGATTTGGGGCTTGAGGAGTTTAGCATTCGGGAAGTCCTGGATGTTCGCAGGCAGATGAAAGACCCGTTGCCGTTTGATCACGATACTGCTTTAAAGTGTATTCGGAAGTACGGGCTGCAGGATGTGTACAAGGACACTCCTGACTGGTTTGCGCCTTTTTACGTGCTAGGGTAGTTGTTGTTAGACGTTGCAGTGGGAGTTGATTCATTGAGAGGGTGTAAGGATGGAAAGATGTCCACTTTGTGGTGGAGTTACAATGGTGGTACTAAGGGAACTTCTTTGAAGATGGAGAGTCAATGATGGCTGGGGGTAGCGCTCTATTTTTTGGTGATTTACATGCCTCCTCGCGGGCAATCTATGCGGGACCTGTTGACAAGGATGGGTGGAACAGACGCTTGGAGTTGCTTGATGAGACGCTTGGGTGGATAGCGCATCTTGCCAAGAACTGCGATTTGGTTGTTTTTCTGGGAGATGTATGGGATTCGCCCGGAGCCGTGGATTTTCCGGCTCTCAGGGTGCTGTCAAGGGGCTTTGATGAAATTGCGCTGGCGGCAGGGCATCCTGTTGTGGCGATCTCCGGGAATCATGACCAATGGTTGAGCGGAGAGGGTGGGTTTTTCCCCCTTCCCGTATTGGATTCCGTGATTGAAGTTGTAGAACCTTTAGTGTATAGTTCACAAGTATTTCCAGATATTCTGTTGATACCTTGGACGGAGAATCGGGAGCGATTGGCGTCTTTTCTGAGTGTTTCAAATTCTATCGTGGCTTCTCACGTGGAGTATGAAAAACTTGGTATTTCCCCGTCCGAACTTGGCGACCTTGTCGTAAACGGGCACTTTCACCACTTTTTAAGTCCTTCCCGTTGTTTAAAAGGGTGTCATCTTCATGGGGTGACTTACTTACAACCGGGTACTTCTTTGTGTAATAGTTTCAATGATTGGATTGATGCCTATGCTGTTGAAGTGGTGGATAAAGGAGGAGGAGGTGGCTTTGACTGGGTATTTCACCGGAATCCCCACAGTCCATCGTTCTACAACAGCGCTGCTTTGGGCCGAGACGTTTCCAACGAGAGGATAAAGAGTGATATAGAAGGACTTGTAAGGGATGAAAAGTCGCGCCCTCCGGTTATTTGTGCAAGGGTGCCGAAGGATTTTGTGGAGATTTATCCCCAGTTTGCGGATGATGTGATTGATGTTCTGGAGACATACTCTGTTCAATCCAGCCGTCCTGTTGAGATTAGTGGCGTTTCTGTCAAGGACTCGAATGTCGAGGAACCGAGGGATGTCTTGAAACAATATATCGTTTCCGTTGGCGATGCGGATAAGGCTGACAGGATTCTTGGCTATCTTGATGCCAACGATGTTTTCAGGGGTTCATTGTGGGCAGGTCGGGTGAATAAGGTTGTTATTATTCGCAAGTTGATGCTACGCAACTTCATGTCTTGGGCGGATGCCGAGTTCAAGATAGGCGATGCGGGACTTTTTGCCGTGTCTGGCGTGAATAACGAAGCGGGAAAAGACCATAATGGTAGCGGGAAGACTTCCCTCTTGGTGGACGCATTAAGCTGGGTTTTGTATAAAGGGACTTCACGCTCCGAGTCGGACGTGGGCAAGGACGGTTTGCCACCGGAGGTTGTGCTTGAGGCTGTGATAGACGGCGAAAATTATACCATTTCAAGGTCTTCCGAGGGCGTTGTAGTTTATAAGGGTGGGGATGATATAACGCCGCGTGGGGCTAAGGAGAAGCGGTCTCTTATAAACGAACTTTTCGGGGAGTCCTTCCTTGAACTTGTTGTTGTTGGGGAGGGCAGGGAACTTTTAGAGCAGACGCCATCCGAGCAGATAGAATACTTGGAGCGCATGGTTCCTGTGGTAAAGGTTTTTGACAGTTTGTTGTCGTGGGTAAAGGAGCAAAAGGCGGATGTGAAGGTAAGAAAGGATAGGTTGGAAAAGTCTCTAAACGAAGCCAGGAGCAAGTTGGTTTCATTTCAGGAGACTCTTGAGTTTGAAGAACGGAGGTTTCTTGATTCGGTTGATAGCCTTATGGGGGAGAGAAACAGGTTGCGGGAGACTTTAAGCGATAAAAAGAGATGTCTTATATTGGAAGAGAAGGCATATAGAGACATTTATAAGGAGTGGGATGCAAGGCGGGAAGTTATGGGGAGCAGTTTATCCGCAGCGGATTCTCTTATTAGATATTTCAAGAAACGTATTGAGGAACTTGAGAATGCTTTGAGTAATCGCTCCGAGGATGGTACTGTGTCCTGTCCGGTGTGTGGTAATTTTTTGAGTGTGTCGGATGTCAAGGAGATGCTTGATTCGTTGGAGAGTGAACGTGAAGCGGCGGAGGGGAATTTGGAGGAGTTGGAGTCGGAGTCCAACAAGGTAAATGAACATTACAGCCTGGAAACTTATGAGTGCAAGGACAGACTTAGGGAATTTGAAAAAGAGTGCTGCCGTCTTCGGGCGGATGTCAAAGATATGGACAGGCGTATTAAGGATGCGGAGGAGAGGGAGGCTCGTATACGGGGATTAAGAGACCGCGTCGGAGAGTACGAGAACAAAGTTAGCAGGCTGGAGGGTGAGTTGGAGTCTGCCGATGATGAATTGGGCATTCTGGGGAGGCTCTATGACTCGAACCGAGGATACTTGTCGAGTAACGGTGTGAGGGGATTTTTGTTGAGGAATTTTTTGACGACCGTAAACGAGATGCTTGACGATATGCTGCCGCTGTTATATCCTTCTGTACAGGCACGGTTAAAAATCGTGCTAAACGATACTAACAAGAGGCCGGTCACATTGGAAGCATCTCCACGAAGATACGGCCAGTTCAGTTCAGGGGAGAAGCGCCGACTTGATTTTGTCATCCGTTTGGCTCTGATTGCTGCTACGGCCAAGCACTTGGGGGTTAGGACAAATTACATGGTGGTGGATGAATTTCTAGACCCGATAGATAGAACCGGGCGCGAGGCCATTACTGAAGCGTTGGAGGCTTTTGCTTTACAGGAGTCGAAGGCGGTTTACTTGGTGACTCAAGATGTGGAACTCAGGTCGAAAGTTTCCAACAGAATCCGCATCGAGAAGTCGGATGGAGAGAGTAGAGTAGAGAAATGCTGAAAGAAATGTCCGTGGAGCATATACAAAAATACGATGTTTATTGTGATAGGTGTGGTGCTAAAATGGAGTTATCGGTTCCCAATCCTATTGCTTATCCTTATGAGTATATAGCTGGATTTATTAAGACGGGGTGGGTGGCTACGGAATTTTGTTGTCACTATTGTCCTGCATGTCAAATGTATACTACCGAGTCGAGCGGGGGCTAGATGAAGGTCAAGTTAATTCATGGAGATTGCTTAAAGACTCTCGACAACTTCGCGGTGGATTCCATTGATGCGGTCGTAACCGACCCGCCGTATCTACTGAATTTTATGAATTTACCATTTGATTCGCAGCACAAGGAATTGCCGGGGGATAATGAGGGACAGAAGATGCAATCATGGCATCGGATGTGGTTGGAAAAGGTTTACAGGGTTTTGAAGCCCGGTGCGCATATATTGGTATTTGGGGGTACGCGGACGTTTCACAGGTTGGCGAGCGCTGTTGAAGATATCGGATTTGAGATAAGGGATACGATTATGTGGGTTTACGGGTCAGGTTTTCCAAAATCCCATAATATATCAAAAGCTATTGATAAGGTGAAGGGCGAAAAGGGACAAATTATTGGAGATAAGCTGGATACGCCCGGTTATCATTTGTCGCCTGGTGGGGGTGGCAAGTATGGTGGAGGTGGAGGGTTATATGGGCACAGAGAAGACGCTCGGTTTCGGGCAGCTCAAATTACCGCGCCAGCGTCTGATAAAGCAAAGCAATGGGATGGGTGGGGTACGGCGTTGAAACCTGCACACGAGCCGATTTTGCTTGCAAGAAAGCCTCTTGAGAAGGGTTTTTCAGTGGCTTGGAATGTTTTGAAATGGGGGACGGGAGGGATAAATATAGATGCAAGTCGCATCGAATCTATAGAAATGGTTCCGGGTGGCGGTTCGGGTCGCACAGGCAATTTTGCAGGAAAGAGTCAATCGAATGCTCCCTTGTCGGAGCACAGGCAGAAACCCCATAATAAGGGCCGTTGGCCTGCAAATATTATTCTTGGGTGTACTTGTGAGGGAAAAGAGGGGAGCGGTAAACATGTGGATGGAAATTGTCCATGTACTACACTAGACAAGCAAAGCGGTGTAAGTAGGTCAAGCGGTGGTACGGGTGAGGCAAGCCAAAAAGCGGCACCGAATCCGTATATATATGGAAAATATAAAGAAGGTTATAAACCTCAAAGCTTGGGCGGGTTTGGGGATATAGGTGGAGCTTCCCGTTTTTACAAACAAATTCCTCTGTATTCAGAACAGCAACAAAAAGTCTATTATTGTGCAAAGGCGTCAAAAAAAGAACGGAATCGGGGGTTGAATGGGGCGACGAACAATCACGCCACGGTAAAGCCTCTTAAACTCGTGAAATATCTGGTACAACTCATAACCCCGCCGGGAGGAATAGTGTTAGACCCGTTTATGGGTTCTGGTACGACAGGAATGGCCTGTGCTGAACTTGGGTTTACTTTTTTCGGTATAGAGAAGGATGAGGGATACTTTAGAATCGCTAAAGAAAGGATAGGAGCGTCATGCAGTACGAGGATGTAAAAGCCATTTTGGAGAGGACAGGATTGGCCAGTTCTTTGGAAAACACTTGCAGGCGGTATTCTTTTGCTTCAATGAAGGTTTTAGAGCGGTTGATAGAGGCAATTGCCAATCATCATCATGAGACGGGAGAATTGTCTCTTAAAAGTGCTTCCGTTCTGAGGGCTGTTGGTGACATGAACCGGGAAAAGAGGACGGTGCCGGGCTTGTTCAAAGAACTCTTAACGCTTGATAAGGTTTTTCAGTCGGAACTGAGTAAATTGAAGACCTCTCATGATAGTACGGCTGAAGATGATCAAAAACTCACTTTTGACGATGTTGCTCTCGATTCGGGTGAATCTCTAGTGAAGGACATTATAACAGTGGAGGGTATACAGGTTGGTGCGAAAGTGAAGGATGAGGGTTCTTTGCCATCTAGTTACAGATTAGTGCCAATATCTAAACTGTGGCGTGGAAAGGCACCATCCACGACGTTTCACAAGTATTTACTTCAGCCGAGGAGTTATGGGGAACTGCTTGAAGCTGCCAAGTCACCGGATACATCTTTTTCTCCTCCGCTTGTGCGGGACAGGCTAAACTGGTATTCAAGTAAAAAAGCTATTGAAAAGGGGTGGTCTGTGGTTCGCAAGGGGGATAGGTATCAAATCGTGGCTGTAGTGCCAAGTAGTTACGTGGGACGGAGTGATGGATAGAGAGCAGGGTAAATCTGTGATGTATGTCGGCATTGATCCGGGGCTTACTGGTGGGGTGTTTGGTTTTACGGATGGTGGGTTTATCTACTATGAGCCAACTCCTGTTATTCAGGTGAGTAGTGGAAAGAAAAAGAGGCAGGAGTACGATATTTCTAAGATGAATGATATAGTCAAGAGGTTGTCCGTGGATTTCCGGGTGTTTTGCGCTTATGAGAAGGTGCATGCTTTTCCCGGACAGGGTGTTACCAGCATGTTTTCTTTCGGTACCGGGTTCGGTATATGGCAGGGGCTGCTGGTAGCAAATGAAGTTTCGTTTGAGCTGGTAACCCCGCGAGTATGGCAAAAAGAGATATTGCAGGGGATGGACAAGAGCGATCCGAAGAGTTCCGCGGTTCAGGTTGCGAAGAGACTGTTTCCAGGCGTTGATTTCACGTTAGCTAATCAAGGGAGCCGGAGGACGAAGGCGCATCAGGGGATTGTTGATGCGTGTTGTTTGGCGGAGTTTGCTCGGAGGCGTGCTGTAAGGGGGATGTTGGGTTGTGACGGTTGATGTGTCAAGACTGTTGGAGATAATAAACAGCGGTGAAGTTTCGGAGCGGGTGGATGAATTTGCCGGTGATTTGTTTCGGTTTATAAAGTCGAGGGTACCCAAAGAGGTGGCACTCCATCTTAGGGATGATGTGGTTCAGGAATCGTTTATACAAGTATATACTCGGGTTATGGGCAGTAACAGATTATATTTTGAGCGGGAGGAGGGGCTAGAGGCTTATTTGTCGAAGGTTACAATTGCTGCTGTATATCGTGTTATGGGTAAGAACCGGATTGATGTGCCAGAGCAGTATGAGCTGGAGACGTATGATAAGGGATATAGTCCGGCAACTGCTATAGATTATGTTTTTCTCCGTGAGCTGGGTTCTGTTGTTCGGGATGAAGTGCTGTCGAGAATAAGATTTCGAGATCCGTACTGGAGTGCCACAGCAGCATTATTTGGCATGTTGAATAATGGATCAATTGCGGACGGGCAGGTAAAGTATTTATCTAAATTCTATAGAATTGATATAGGTATAGTAAAGTTTTTGCGGGAGTGGGTTGTTGCTACCTACCGCATGACATTGTTAAATCTGCGGGAGTCTCTGTGAAGAAGGGTGATCAAAAACTGCTGCTGGTGAATCCGGTTACTCGGAGCCAATTGGATGCTGTGATGGTTTATTTATATTACCTTGACGAGTTCTCGTTACTGCCGGAGTTGTACGAAGTATTCGGGAAAGAGAAATTGATGGATTTTTTGGATATTTTTTCGGGGTGTGAGTTTCGGGTTCCGTCGAGGAATATTTTAGAGAGGGCTGCTAGGGATGTTACCATTTATTCCAGGGTGAAGTTACACGAGGGTAAGGATACGGAGAGTGAGGTCGTTGCTGATTTAGCTAGTCATTTTTCTCTGTCCGAAGCGGGAATAAGAAAGATATACAAGGCGGTTAAAGAGTATTTTGAAGAGACTTTGAGGTTGAAGGTGGATGTGGTTAGATGAGCGGTGATGAGAGAAAGTTTGACGGGACGGCTGTTGACGCTTTAAGGGTGATTGCCAGAGTCGTTTCAAATAAAGAGTCCGATGTGGAGCGTGCCAGGGATGCTGTGAGGTTCGTATTAAAGAACTACGAGGCTAAGTTGGAGGTTTCCTTAATAGCTGCTGCTATGGTTCAGATAGAGAGGGTGGAAAGAATGCTGGGCGCTGCCAGTCGGATGGAAGATTTTTTGACTTGTCCGAGCCGAATAGAAAATGCGGAGTATTCAGATGTGGTGCGGGCCTATGGTGTGATATTAAAAGGTTTAAAGGAGCATATAGATAATCAGCGGCAGACGTTGAAAATGCGTAGTGAGATCGAATCCCTGCGGCGGCAGGCGGCAAGGGGAGCTTTAGTTATTGAAGGCGAGGTTGTTGGAGAGAATAAAGAGAATGACGAACCGGAGGAGTTGAGACACTTTCGCTCTTTATCCCCTTCAGAGCGAGAGCTGGTCAGGGGGGCGCTGGCAGCTATCGAGGATTCGATAAAGGGAGTGGATGAAGAAGTTGAGGAAGATGAGTCCTGAGGGTGTACGAAATGAACAAGTAGTAGAGGCAATCAGGGGGCTTCGGGGAAACAGCCTTCAACCCTTCCTTGATCTTCCGAAGGACTTGAGGGATGTGGTTAGAGAGCTGATTTCCAATGAGAGCCTGCTGTCTGACTCTGCTTTGCTTGGTAGACTTTGGGAGGAGGACTTCAAGCGTCCACCTCCCACTCCAAGACAGTTTCTTGAAGATCCGTATTACTTAGGTACTTTTTCCAGAGCTATTTTTCCTAAGTGGAAGAATGAGTTGTTGACGGTTCTCAGTTCGGGGTATTATATATGGCTTCTTGGGGGAGCTATTGGTATCGGGAAAACTACCGTTAGCCTTATTGCACTTCTCTATAAGATTTGTCGCTTGTGCCTGATGCATGACCCGGCTGGGTTTTACGGTTTATGGTCTGGGAGCAGGATGGTTTTCGGCCTGTTTAACGTCTTCAAGTACAGGGCGGAGGACGTGGATTATGACAGGATTCGGAGGTTACTGAAGAATTCACCGTTTTTCTGCGACTTGAAGTTTACTGTTGACGACGAGGTTGATAGGTATCTCGGCCTTCCGTCTAATATAGGTATTGCTGTTGGTGCTAGCGCTGTGTCTGTATTTGGGGAAGACCTGTTTGGGGGACTGTTGGATGAGGCCAATTTCGGGAAAGAGGGGGATGCACGGAGGCTGTCCATCGAGGAAGATCAGATGTTTTTCTTGTTTCAGCAGTCTTTAGACAGGTCGGTTTCTCGCTTTGGTAGTGCAGCGGGCGGGATTCCGGGTTTATTCTGCTTGGCTTCATCTGCACGTGAGGAAAAGAGTTTTATGGATGTCATTGCGGAAAAGTTGGGAAATAAACGTTACGTTTATGAGAGCCGCTATTCTTTATGGGATGTAAAGCCTGAGACTGGGGATGACAACAAAGTGTTTTGGGTGGTTGTGGGGGATGGTAACAGGCCGTCCGTGGTTACGAAGCGGAGGGACAGGCTGCCGGAGGGAACTGACAGGAAAATCGTAAGTGTTCCCATGAGATTCTGGGACAGGTTTGAGTTCGATACTGATTCGGCTCTCCGGGATTTGGCTGGAGTGAGTACTCACGGTAAAAGCAAATTAGTTCCTCCGGGGAAATTGTATCAGTGTATTGATAACTCTCGCGAACATCCGTTTAGTGTTATGGAGGCTGTGCTGGGGGTGGATTCCGATGTGTCTTTGTCCGATTATTTTCTTACCGATGCGATTCTTCGGAAACCAACTCCAGAGTCAAGTAGATATAAGCCGGTGTATTATCCTGAGAGTTACCGCTCGATTCATGTGGATTTGGCCTTGAACAAATGTGCTGCCGGGATAGCCGCGACCTGCGAGGGGGGTTTACGTCAAGTGGAGACGTTCAAGGGGGATGTTAAGACTGTGGTAAAGCGGCAGACTTACTTTATAGATTTCATGCTACGGATTGTGAATCCACCCGGAGATGAGATTGATCTCGGGAAAGTTGTTGATTTTATTCTGTACTTGCGTTCAATCGGGTATCCAATCCGGTCGGTGTCTTTTGACAGGTTTGAGAGCGGGCAGCCGAGGCAAACGTTGAGGAAGGCCGGGTTTCAGCGTGTGTTGCTTAGGTCGGTTGATGGGCACCCGGAATACTCCGGCGCTCATCGGGACTTGATTTGCTACGGACTTATTTCAACTTATCCGTATGAGCCTTATGAGGAGGAAGTCGGGGGAGTCATTACGTTACCAAATGGTAAGATAGATAAGCCCCGCGGTGGGTCTAAGGATTTGTGGGATGCTGTTACAGGGTCGTTGGCCGAGTTCTACGATGATAAGAAGGTGGGTAGTGCTGAGCCTAGACTTCCGCCTGCGACTGATCGCTTACGCTCTGCGGATGATCTTGATAAACTTTTTGAGAATTAGAGGAGCTTGTTGAGAGTGACGGAGAAGGAAGTGGTTTTTGAAGTATCCAGAAGGACGGGTGTTGATGTGGACACTGCCCGCACCGTGATACGGGAGTTTTTGGAGGTTATTACAAAGTCATTGGAGGTGGCATCAGAGGTTAGGTTGGAGGAATTTGGTAAGTTTTTTGTAACGTCTTATATGTTGAATCCTGGAGGGTTTGCTAAGGCATCTTCGGATAGTTGCCTTGTTGTAAAAGTTGGGTTCAAGCCAGGATGGTCTCTTGGTCGTAGAGTGAAACACGCTGTTCAGGATATTTTAGGTAAAAGCAATGATTAAGTGTGAGACTGGATTAGTTGTAGCGGACTCACCGGAGGATTTAGTGGGTAAGTCCGGTGGGACAATGCGGAGGTTATGGTCGAGCCAAGAGAGTAGAATTTATGCGTGTGTCTCCAGGAACTATGACGTGTCTCGGTTGTACGAAGGACAGAGTGAGTTGGGGTACACGACTTTAGTCCAGACGCCGGGCAAGAGTCTTCACTCTTTTCTTGTGGAGTTCTTTTGCCAGCGGTTGCCGGAACTTGTTATTGTGAATAGGGATGCGGTCAAGGCGTTATTCACTGCAATGTCAAAAGGTTTTTATCCTACTGTGGCCTTGTCCACTGATGACGAAAGGGGATCGCAGTTTAGGGTGATACTAACTGGGGAGGAACGGGATGCGAAGAAGTCCGTCTGGGAATCGCTCACGGGGGTTGAAATTGATGAAAATTTGTTGTATACTGAGGGGTATTGGGTGATAGGAATGGAATGGCGGTAAGAGGGCTATGTTTTCGTTCTAAGCCATCTTTATTGTTTTCGGAGGGTATATAACCCCCTTAAGGATGGAAAGCGCTGCATAATTCAAATATGAGCTTTGTGAGAGGAAAGGAGACAGCATGCATCTGAAAATAGCGACTGGAGAGAATGTGATACAGCTACCGGATGGAAGTGAGCGGAGGGAAACAAAGTGGAGGGAGGTGGATGTGGGGTCTTGGCTTGATTGGGAGGTTACGGACATATCCAAGTTTATTTCTGAGGGGGCCGAGCAACTGAGTATACGAGTTATAACAAAACATCCTAACACGTTGACTCATTTGGGTGTCAGGGTTGAGTATGAAGATCAGTATGGCGTCCGGCAGGTGGGCGTCTTTGATACAAAAGCTTATGTGTTAAACGATAGCGGGGAGACAGTTGATAAACTCTCGGCCCCGCAGTTTTGATCGCCCCGATGTGCTGCCGACTCTCACGTTCCGGCGTAAATTTTATTGTCGGGAGGGAGGGGAGCCGTTCTCGTTCTTTTTCCGGGTGTCGGTTGACCCGGAGGATTGTCGGCGGCCCGTTGAGGTTTTTATAACAGTTGGTAAGGGTGGAGATTGCAGGAGGTCTGTATTTGATGGGTTGGCTGGTGTTATCAGCAAATCGTTGCAGGATGGTATGGATGCGAGCAGAGTTATCAAGCTTTTTCATGGAATAAGTTGTCCTGCGCAGTCTGTTGGAGGCCCGGCATCCTGCCTTGATTGGTTTGGGGAGATATTACAAGGAGTTGTTAGGGGTGACTATGACGAACGTGGGTGATGACAGGTATTTAAGAGTATGCAAAAACTGCAAGCACGTCGTATACAAATACGGAGTGCTTTGTTGCGGCAAGGGTGCGGTTCTCCCGGAGACTACTTTCAAGGATGACACGAGGAGGTATTGGGAGAGTCGCCGAGTGACTTCGGAGTCAACTTGCTCGGAATTTTCTCCAAGAGTGCTCTTGGGGTGAGGAAGGAGGTGAACCAGATGGATGTAGTAAAGAGCATCTTCAGTTCAAAAAAGGTGTGGGTGTCTCTCGTTGGTCTTGTGGTTGCTGTCTTGACGGCTGCGGGTATTACCGTACCGCCAGGGCTAGAGTCGGCTGTTCTGACTGTGATTGCTGCAATAGTTGGAGCTTTTAACATTGGTCAGGGTCTTGCTGACGGGCTGTCTGCGGGAGCTACGAGCGCAGCGAGTCAGGCGAAAACAAAGAAAAAGACGAAGTAAGACAACTGCTGTGGGTGATGCTTCAAGGAGCAACCCTGGCACTACAGAAAGGAGGTGGAGTATGGGTTACGGCTTCAAGTTTGGGCGGAGTGCAGCAATAGTTGCTATGGCACTTTTTCTGTTTTGCTCGTGTGCTGCGACAATGGATGGTTCTGGCGCGCAACCGGTTGGTTTTGAGGGGTCGGTTGCGGCAACGGATACGGTTGATTTTGCCACTGCGCAACCGGTTAGTTTGGAAGAGTCAACTGTAGCAACGGACGCAGTTGATTTTTCCCCGGCTAGCACTGCGGAGTGTATCAACCTCTTGGAAGAGTGCGCCGAGGCCGGTAAAGAGTGCCAAGAGGATTTGCGTCAGTGTGAGGCCCAACTCGCAGCTGCGGAAGGGAAGTTCGGGGAACTTGGGTTTTTGACTAAGATGAAGTGGTTTCGAGAACTCCCTAGGGCTGCACAGATAGTCATACGGGGCACGATTTACGCTGGGTTTGCAGCCTTAGTCTATCTTGTCAGTGCGGACTAAGGTGCCGTGCTTCGGTTTTATGAGGAGGTAACGGAGTTGGCTACGGTTGATATTAACTGGGGAAAGTTCTTGTCCCGGAAGTTTCTCACAATGCTCGCGAGCTTGGTTACTTTGGTGGTTAATGCTGCGGCGGGTGGCCCGATACCGTGGAATCAACTTGTTCTTCTTATAGGTGCGATGGTGGCTTATATCGTGGTGGAGGGTGCAATAGATTACCGGCGCGAGAAAACTATTGAGGATGCTGAGGATGCTTTCGACCGGGCATTGGAGTACGTAGAGCGGGTGCGTGGAAACCACCAGTCGGGGGGGTACTGTAAAGTACCTCCCCAGACCAACATGAACCACAATTGCAGGAAAAGAGTTGAGGTCAAGGAGTCAAAGACCGATATCTGCCTTGGGCGGTGAGCTGAATGTAGAGGACAGCAATCGTGCTTGGGAATACGGGGAGTCAAAGTCTTATCTAACTCTTGAAGATGCTATTATGGAAGTCTCTGATAGGTTGTTGAAGGGGAGCAAGGATGGGTACATTGATGGGTGTCCATTTTATATTGGGAGCGGGTGGCACGGTTGTGTATACGACGATGCTGCATCTGTTCTTCAAAGCTCAGACTTGCCAAAGCGGATTATTGATGGGCATCTTGAGCTAATTCAATCATTCTGGCCGAGAGATCTGGTGAAACGGGCACTGGATTCTTGCGGGGACAGGAAGCGCTGTGATGCAAAAGTGAAAGGAGGAAGGCATGAGTAGCGTGCTTGGGATTTTAGTCTTAATTGGTTATGTTGTTGTAGCGGGTTGGAGGGGGGTAGAGGTGGATGTTTCTCTGGTGGTGGCCCTGTCTGCACTTTTTTTGTGCATTGAATTGGTCATTGGGAGGCTGGAAAACAAGGTATTTCGTATGGGGGTTCAAGAGGCCATCCATCGTACCGCGAGCATTTTACTGGCCAGTGTTAAGGGTGGGCATGAGGACGGTGAAACATCTTAGGGGGTGACTCTCTTGACAATCGTGATTTGGGGTTGTATTCTAGGAGGCAGGAGGAGGAGATGTTATGGATGAAAAGGACAGGACTTATGTAGAGTTGCTGTTACGGGATGGTCGGTTTGTAACCGAGACTTCTTTCGGGCGATTGCTTTCTCATATTCAGAGCGGAGAGTCGTTCGCGCTCGTGAGTGCGAATATCGGATATGATGCGAGCGGGCGGATGCCCGAAGCCAACAAGCCGTGTTTTGAAGCGGCTGATATTAAAAGGCCCCAAGATCTTAACGAGTATAACAACAGGGCTTACGAGAGGCTTCAAAGGACGGTGAGGTCAATGGGATACGGGTATGTTACCGGGAGGGGAGCGTATAAGGCCAAGGGGGCTGAGCGAGCGATATTTGAGCCTTCTCTGTTTGTCCCCCGGATGTCACGGGGTGATGCAGAAAAGATCCTGCGGAAGTTCTGTCAGGAGAGTGTTTTGTGGGGAGACTGGGATGATGGCATTTTCCTGCTGTTTCATGATGGTGGGAAGCGGGAGCTGGCTAGGCACGTTTCCCAGAAAACGTTTGCAGATGGCTGGTTTGAATGGAAACGGTACCACCCCTTGCGTATTGCTCCTGCTGGTGCTCCCGAGGCTTCCCCGGAGGGCATACCCCAAGAGTCCGCCGTTCTGCGGCCCAAGTTTTTCTGGGCCGATGTTGTAAACCCTTACAATCCTGAGAATTATCCGTCTGGTAATTCTGGATGGTTGGCTCATCTCGGCGGGAGGAAGCCTGACGGCCCACCCGGGCCTGCCTCGGCGTTTTCCGCCAAGTATGGGAGCGAGCGGGTAAATGAAGCCTGTAGGATGATTGAAAACGGTGTGTCTCCAGATGATGCTTTTCAGTGGTTGATTTCTAATGAGTAAAAGGAAGTTCAGGAATCGTTTTTGTGGAAAGAGCAACCGCGTTCCGTGGGCGGTAGATCTCCAAAAGGACGTCAAGGGTAAAAATCTGGAGGGAAGGATTTATACGAGTGCGGAACTGTCGCAAGCTGAATTAAGAGCGCTGGTTCCGTCTCTGTGTCCTGAAAAGTATTTTCGGAGTGTGCCTTTGGAGGAGCAGAGCAAGTGGCTCGAAAAGAACTTCAAGAGACGTCAGCATTAGTCAGGCACTTTGACAAGAGGCTGGACGATGTTTAATCGTAACGGTTTATTTTCCTCGAACAGGTTGAATTGGGCGACGCCAAGAGCTTTTTATGATGTCTTGAATGCCGAGTTTAAATTTGATTTTGATCCATGTCCTACGGAACCTGATTTCGACGGTCTTAGCGTTGAGTGGGGGACGCGGAACTTTGTTAATCCGCCTTATGGTAATCAAATCAAGCACTGGGTGGCGAAGGCGTATGAAGAGTCGCAGAGGGGGAAGTTAGTGGTAATGCTTATCCCATCTCGGACAGATACGAGATGGTGGCATGATTATGTTATGAAGGCGGACGAGGTGAGGTTTGTTAAGGGGAGGTTGAAATTTGATGACCGGGGAGGGTCGGCACCGTTTCCAAGTGCCGTTGTGGTTTTTAGAGGAACGAGTTGTGAGGATTCTGGATTTCCCAAAATTTCAGCGATGAGAGGAGAAAGCGGATGAGAGGTAGAAGGGTTTTTATCGTTGTGGCTGTATGTACGGTTATGTCGGTAGCGCCGGTTTTCGGGCTTAGTGAGAAGAAGAAACAAGAGGCAAGTGATTCCATTGAAGCACTGATGGCCAGCGTTGGTTGTAATGTTAAAGTGAAAATTACTGATGTTGACAATAACGGTGTTCTTGATTTTATGGTGGCTTGTCTGCCTGGTGGAGAAAATGCGACGACGGTTGCTTGGTATTTGGGTGCTCTTACTGGTGCAATAGGGCGTTATACACGGTCGTCAGGGTGGCCGTCTGATGAGGAAGTCATATGGGCGACGACAACAAGGGAGTGTCGGTGTTGTTTTAAGCTGGCCGAAGACGGTGCATCCGATGTGGAAATCGGTGCGTGTGTCTTTGAAATCTGGCAGCGCATAGATTAGTAGTGAATGGAAAACAGGAGGAGATTTAAGGATGCGGGTACGCCTTTGTATGTTTGCGCGGGAACGTCCGCACTATACGGAACTGTCGTTGTATCGGTTGTTGGCTGCCACTTGCTTCGATGATGTCGAGTTTATTTTTATAAGTGACGGTAACTCACCTGAGATGTCTGCGAGACTACGAGGAATAGCAAGCGATTTTCCGCAGATTTCTCATTTTATAGAGCATAAGAAGCCTATTGGTGTGGCGTCCTGCATGGACAAGGTTCTGTTTGATGTCCCCGGAGACTTCGAGTTTTTTGCAAAGGTTGACAATGATGTTCTAGTGCCGGTTGGCTGGCTTGATTATGGTTTGAATTTTCTATCCAGTCAGGAGGCGACAGACAAAAATATATTAGTTGCAGGGTTTCCTCCGAAGGGCGATAGAGTTAAGGGTTACAAGATAGCTCAACATGTAGGAGGGATTTTTGTGGCCAAGAAGTCGGCGTTTTCTGGGCGGATTGGCAGTACGCATACTGTATATGGCTGGACTCGTTACCAGCATAATATTGTTTCAAAGCGAGGGAAGATAGTTTGGATTGATAAGGGGTGGGAGGCGTTGAACGGGCCAGACCACCCCTTGTCTTTGGATTTTTTGAAGTCCTACAAAGACTACCACGCTATGATTTATTATGCGAGGCATGGGCGGTGGCCTACTTAGAGGAGTGTGCTTGTGGCGATTTCAGTCATCGTAACCGTGTGTAATCGGTTTAAAAATTTTACTAAAATGGTGGATACTCTTTCCCGGCAGGATTATACGGGGGATGTGGAATTTGTAGTTGTGGATTTCTATTCGGATGATGGCGACGTGTTCGGGGTAACTAAGAATTCGCCGTTCTCGTTTCATTTCAAGCAGATTGAAAGGCCCTTCAACAGGTCTGTTGGGTTAAACGCCGGATTTGGTCTCTCGACTGCCGATAAGGTACTGTTTATTGATGCAGACTTACTCTTTCCTAAGAATTTTGTATCGTTGGTTGATTCCAAGGTAAGAGCCGGACAGGCATTTTTTCCTATCGTGCGAATGTTGAATCAGGATGGGAAGCCCGAAGTCTTGGCTAAGTGGGGATATGGTGTATGTGGCATCACTCGGAAGGATTTTGAGAAGACTGGAAAGTGGGATGAGACGAGGAAAGAATGGGGCCGGGAGGATGCGTGGTTTTTCAAGGCGACACAAAAGTCGGGGATAAAAGTTGTACGGGATGTAGTGGACGGTTATTTCCATCAATACCACCCACGCACAAAAGAATTTTTGAATAAGTACGCATGACACAACTAATCCTTATCTATCATAAGCACGAGAACCATTTCGAGTGGTTTAAAGCCCTTCCACGGTTTTTGGAAGATAATGGGTGGGATGTGCGCCGCACATCCTCGGAGTCGGATGTAAAGAAATGGATAAGGAATGCCTATCATGTGTTCATTTGGAATGGGAGTTGTAGGTTCTCGCGTTCAGTTCTAAATATTGCAGCGGAGAACGGGGTGGGTTACACTATCATGGAGGTGGGTTGGTTCCCTCAGAATAAATTCTGGCATTTAGATAGCAAGGGCATAAACGCGAAGTCATCCCTCTGCGAGGATGATTTGTCGTGGGTTGATCACGATAAGATTTCCAGAATGCATTCGTTTTCCAGAGAGTATATTGGAGATAGGTTTTATTCCGGGGCAGATTCTTACTTGTTCTGTCCTCTTCAGCTTGCCAGCGATACAAATATTGTGGAGCATTCACCCTTTAAGGATATGCAGAGTTTTATTGATTATGTAGAGGAAACTTATCCTGATCCGATTGTGTTCAAGAAGCATCCCCGTGATAAAGGTGGAAACTATTCTACACGTAGAAAACGAAATAGGATTGTTTCAGAGGGAGATGCTCTAGACTTCGCGAAGGATGCGTCTGGAGTTGTTGGTATAAACTCCACTGTTTTACTGGAGACCACGATGGCCGGGATACCGACCGTTGCATTAGGCGATGGCTTATTGAACAGTCATTGTGGCAGGGAAGGAAAACTTCTTGCAGCTTTAGTGGACAGGCAGATACCAGTAAAGGACAGGCAGGATTTGACATACTGGTTTCATAGAATAGGGTGTGGATGGCTTATTGATGGATGTTGATGTAGTGTTGGATAAAGCGTTTAAGGATTTAGCGCCAATAGACGGTGTGGCTGCTGGCATGAAAGAGTTTGCGGCGCTGATGGGTTCCTTTTTGATGGGGATTGATGGTATCTCTGGTGATGTTGTTGAAGTTGGTGTAAGGACTGGGAGAACCGGATTATTTTTAGCAAGGGTTCTTGAGCATATTGGGTCAAACAAGCATGTATGGGGGATAGATCCGTTTTACAGTTCCGAGGAAAAGCATTTTGCTTCGTTTGTGAAGCATCGGACTGTAGTGGATATTACGTATCGGTATCATCTTATTTGCGCCACTTCAAGGGAAGCATATAACTTGTTTTATCCTCGTAAAGTAAGTTTTGTTTTTGTGGATGGCGACCACAGTTTTGAGGCTGTAAACTGGGATACGGAAAATTGGTTTAAAGTATTATCGCCTCGTGGGATAATTAGTCTTGATGACGTGTTTTCCAGTCGGTTCCCCGGTCCGGGCAGAGTGTTACGCGAGATTGAACATGGGGTGTTACCTAATTTGAAAGTGGTGGCTAAATGTAAGAGGGGGGTTATCCTGCGGAAGTTTTCGTGAGGGTGTAGTCATGAGTTTCAACAACTTTCTGTCTTGGTACAATAGGGTATGTAGGGTACCGCGGACGGAAGTTAAAAATCAAAACTATCACAAAGAGGCGGCTCTAAGGTTATATAGCAAGTCCGAACATTTTTTGAAGATGTTGCCAGTTCGGGAGGATTCTGTTGTGGTGGAACTGGGGCCTGGATACGGATTTCATACGAGCTTCTTTTCGGAACGATGTTTTCAAGTTGTATGTTATGATGTGTCTCCTACGGATGAAATGTTTAACTTGGCTTCCCATGCGGAGAACATCAAGTTGATAGAGGGGGATATGCATTTAATTCCTAGGGATGGAAGCGTTGATATTGTCTGGTTACACCACATCTTAGAACATAGTTTTTCACCTATGTACCTCTTGTGGCGTGTGTATGGTGCGTTGAAACCGCATGGTTTCGTTGCTGTTGTGGTGCCCCTCTACAAAGACATAGCGGTGAGCGGGCATTTTTATTCAGGGTGGAATGTGGCACAGTTGTTATATCTTCTGGCGGTGGTTGGATTTGATGTGTCGGCTGGAAACATTTGGCAAGATAAACACAATGTTTATGGGTTGGCGGAAAAGCCGCCATATCCATATAATGAGGTGGAGAGTGGTTTGATATATAATCTGGTAGGTAGGGTACCTCAAAGTGTGGTTGATACGGTTCTTACTAGAAATAGTCTTGGAAGATATTTTTTGCGGAGGTCAGGATGAGGTTATGTAATAGGGAAGGTTTTGATGCTTATAACGTTGAAATTTCAGCCTTGAATCGAAGATCTGGTGTGTCTGCCATGGTACGGATAAGGGATGAGGAGGAATGGATTTATTACAGTTTATTGTCTATAAAAGATTGGATTGATGAGATAGTGGTTGTGTTCAACAATTCAAAAGATGCTTCGGAGGAAATCGTCAGGAGTATGAATCTTGATACCGTAAGGATATATCAGTATCCATTTGATTGTTTTGCGAACGGGCCCGAGTATGAAAAGAATCCAGAAGATACTGTTTATAGTAGAACTTATTTTTATAATTGGTGCTTATCAAAAACAAGTTGTAGTTGGGTGTGCAAATGGGATGGGGATATGGTTGGGATGGATTGGTTGGGTCGTGAGATTAAAGATAGAATAGTAGAGGGTAAGTGTGATACCATTACTCTGTATGGTGTTGATATTGTAGGAAAAGAGTTGAGGCGTGTTGGGGAGAGGGTATATACGGGGGCGGAACCCCGTGTATTTAAGGTAACGGACAAGACTTTTTACAAAAACGGCAAATTCACAGAATGTTTTTGTGGGCCACGCGGGAAAACCGTTTCTATAGACAAGCCAGCTTTTTTACATTTTAAATGGGCTAAGAAGATTGAGAGTGCTACGTGTGCATGGCCGGAAAATTATGAACAAATGCCGCTTTTTCAGCGGTTGTTACGACGACGTAAGGGGATATGTGAATATAAGGGGGAGTATCCCAGTGTTCTGAAAGGATTAGTAGGTGAGTAGGATGGCAGGGAAATGAAAAATCAAGTATTTATAGTTTTTGATTCTCTGCGGTGGGATGTTTTCGAGGCTGCGCGTGTTCCTCGGTTGAAGGGGTTGGGAGAGTGGAAGCGAGCTTATACACAGGGAACTTACACCTACCCTGCGCATTGGTCGTTTTTTACGGGTCGGCTTCCTCAGACAGATGACGGATCTTCGTTTTATGATACTGCGGCAAGAAGGGTAAAGGGTGGCAGGGGTAAAAGGTTGTGGGGGGTTCGTACACCAGAAAGTAAAGCTGTGGCTAAGTATAACTTGCGTGCTTTTACTGTTCCACAGGGGTTTTCTGAATTGGGATACAGGACTTTGGGTAGTGGTGGCGTGAATTGGTTTAATCCTGAGACTATAGGGGGGAGTGTTTTTACCGGTCTTTTTGACCACTTTTATTTTTTGCATCCATCCCAGCGTCCGGCGGCTAAACAAGTTAAATGGGCTGCTCGTGAAATTACAGATTCGGATAGTCCTTATTTTTTGTTTATAAATTTTTCCGAGACACACCATCCGTATGTATTCAGTGAATGTGGATATGACGGAGACCCAGTTGGAGATTACAATGCGTGTTTTATCCGCCAAGCAAAGTGTTTGGAGCACCTTGAAGGTGTTGTTATGAGACTTCTGGACTGTGTAAAAGACTCGGAGGTTGTTATGTGTTCCGATCATGGCGATGCGTGGGGTGAGGATGGTAGGTGGTTGCATGGATTTTATCACGAGAAGGTGATGGAAGTTCCGATGTTGATATTTTCAACTTAATCCCTACGGGAGGTGTGGGAATGGTGTCCAAGCGAAAAAATGAAGTACATAGACAGTGCTTATCTGCTGTAGTAGAAAGTTTGAAACAGGGTGAAGTATTTACTGCGAGGCACGTTGGGAGAATTATTGAGCAGAAAGTTCCGGGGCATCATCCGAATCCACGGAAGTATTCTGTCATTACAGGCTTGATAAGGCGTGGTCTTGTAGTACCGGAATCTGATGAGCGTGGTAATTTCCGGTCAGGGCCGAAAAGGAAATACAAGTTTATTGGTAATGGTTTCAATTATCCTCTCGGAGACACGATTACGGTGGCCCTACCGTTGGGTTTTAATGGGGACGTAAAGGCAGAGATGAGCTGTGCTCTGGCGGCAGGAATGGATTACGGGGAGGCGGTTTCGGAGGCGCTGGGGAAAACCCTGTCCAAATATTATGTAAAGCCTCAAATTGTTTCTTCCGGTAAGTCTGCGGTTTCAGTCAAGTTTCAGTTGGAGAGGATGCGGTGCCAGTAAAGAAAATTCTCTACCCTATTGACAGGGCGAGAATTATGTGGTATTTTATTACCGTAATGAGGGCCAACTAATTCATAACCGAAAGGAGAGAGGTATGGAAAGACAGGAGATTTTAGAAAGGATTGAGGAAGATGACAAGGGAAAGCGGGACGAACTTGTTCCGTGGAAGGAAGTTGAGGTTGTTCCCCCCTCGGAATCCGGGGGGAGTCTTCAAGTAAATCTCTCGGGGGAGAGGTATTCCCTTACTGAAACCGGTGCCCAGCAGTTTTTTGGTAAGCTGGGGATCCCGACGAACTACGCAAAGAGGTGTCCTCCTCATCTTCTCCACCAGAATGTGGATTATTGGTTGGGAAGGATTCAGAAGGAGGACAAGTCGGCCCTGTTCCGGCTGCGGGATGATGTGAGAACTATCCGAGCGGTGTTGTCGGACAGGTATGCCGTGTACAATAACGCCGACTTCGTTCCGCAACTGTTCACTGCTGTTGAGAGTTTGGGGCTGGTTTTTGACCAGGCTTCTCTCAGCGAAGACCTGCTTTTGTTGAAGGGGCACTTCCCGAAGTTTGAGGTGGAGGGGCCATCCGACCCTCATTATGTTGGCTTTACGGCGATCAATTCCGAGGTCGGTAAGGCGTCGGTGCTTCTTGCCATCGGTCTTTTTCGAGAGGTCTGCACGAATGGGGCTACAGTTACTGTGGCTTCATTCGGGATGAAGAGGAAGCATGTGGGTCACAGGGGATCGCCATATGCTCTCGTTAATGACCTCCGGCTCCGTACTTCGGAAGTGGCTGCACAACTCCCGAGCGCCGCAGAGTCATTGCAAAATGCAGTTATCCAAGCATCCAATCGAGGTGTGGATGAGAATCTGTGGGTGCGTGCTCAGCATGAACTGGGTAAGGGGTATGTGGAAGAATTGAGGTCGGGGCTGGAAGGTGACATGGGATCTCCGTCCGTTTACGACTTTGTTGACCGGTTGACCAGGGAGTCTCAAAAGGAGTCCCCGGAGCGACGGCATCTGATTGACAACTTTGCTGGCAATATCTTGGTGCAGGGTCAGAGGTTGGCTGCTTAGGTTCTTGCTCCCGCTGAGGGTGTTGGGATGCGAGAGGGGATTTTAGTGGTGCCGACACCCTCAGCGATTTTTTAAGAAGGGGGTTGAGCAAGGTGATGGAAGGTGAGAAAAAGTTATATAGAGATATCTCTGTCATTGGTGCGGCAGGTGTAATAATGTATTGTTTGGAGGGGCTTGTGGCGAAGAATATTGCGGAGATACGTCGGATAGTTCCTCCAGAGGTTATACAGAGGGATGGTGAAGTTATTGATTTCGTAGCGCGGCAGGCTGCCTGTAATCCGTGTGAAGGGAATTGCAGTGATTGCAAGGGTGCAGATAATTGCTTATGGGTTGGGATTATGGAGAGGATGAGGGGTGGGGGGAATCTGGAACTTGAAGATAAGAAGGATGCGTGGATTTTAATTGTTCTTACGTACCTTGCAGTTGCCAAAGCGTGCGAGGTTGCGCCGATTTCTGGTAAGGTGAGGGTGACCGGTGAGGAGATCGTAAGGGCGATTCTTCATGGGATAGTTTCGGGTCTTGAGGGCGATGATGATGATGATGAATGTCATGTGGGGGCTTTTTTGCGTGGGGGGTTTCTTGGTAGAGGTAATGATACTATCCACTAAGCCCATATTCGCCGTGTGTGGCTTCAGAGGGGTTTCTAAGGGGTCTACCCCCTTAAAAAATAAAAAACGCCTTAGAATTGAAATATGAACGTTCTGGGGGTATTTTTGATGGATATTGATACTGCAAAAAGATTGATGTGGGATTTGATGCACGATCAAGTTCTGGAGAATTTTCGGGGGTACCACGTGACGGATTTTCGTGGCACTATAGGTGGTTTCAGGGTGAAAGCCATTGGAAGTATGCGGGATGTTATAGGTGATTTTCTAACTAGAGTTTTTGAATTGTATTTAGGGCTGGTTGCTGTCGGGCATATATCACCGGTGGAGGATACAGAGGATGCGTTGTCTCTAGTTCATGGGTTTTTTACGCGGAGGTGTATTCCAATCCTAACCCGAAAGGGGAGGGACTACTCTGTAGATGAGGATACTCTATTGGCTTTCAAGGAGATAGAAGCTTCATTAGCTACTCGTGGTGTAGACCAGTTTGACGTGCTGTATATTTTTCTATGTAAGCAGTGGAGGGCGCTGAGTTTCTGGTTTAGTGAGAGGAACTTGCATTCGGAGACGGTGGAGGAGAGAATCATTGATATAGTGAATTACTGCTTGATGGGCTACTGTTTGTTGGTGGAATATGGGCATGTTGATTCTGTGAATGCAAGGGGAGCGTCTGGTTCCGGTATCTAATTTTTTCATTTGGGGGTTGACATAGGAGAATTTTTATGTTAAATTAGTAGTAACTGTAGTAGATAGAAGGGAGGATGCAGGATGGATGGTACGGAGCGGTTTCCTTGCGGTCGGAGCCGCAGGGAGTTAGAGGAGACAGGAAGGTGTGATAGGTGCCGGGATAAACACTATTGCATCGAGTACATGTCCTGTGAAACCAAGTTGGATTTCCCACGCTTTGTCGAGTATTTGAGGGCGTACAATCGGCAGTTATACCGTCAGCGGGATGCAGGAGAGGTAGTTTATGAGTGATGGGGTATCAATACTGGAACCGGGTGCCAGAGGGCAGGGGGTCAAAGACATCCAAAAGCGCCTGCACGCGCTTGGGGTTTATACAGGCCCTATTACGGGTTACTATGGTGATCTCACAAAAGCTGCTGTAGAGACCGCACAGACTCGGTACATAGGCAGGGATGGGGGGTATTTGGCTGTGGACGGTATCGTGGGGCCGGAGACTTGGTGGGCGTTAAATCACCCGACCGAGAGGCAATACCTTCCTACGGAGTCGGTTCTTTCCGATAAGATATTGCCGAATCTTCCGGCAAGGCGGAGACGGACTCTTGAGATATTTGTTCAATTGCATTCTCAAAATATCAGGGAAATCCCGATTGGGTCGAATTGGGGGGATGGTATACCATGGTTTGGTGGGTGGAGGGGTGCTCCATGGTGTGCTTTTTGTTTGACGAAGGTTTGGCAGCAAGCAGGTGTGGATTTGCAGGGGCTTCATCAACGGGGGAGTACATGGGATGTATTTCAATGGGCGCTGGGGCGTGGATACTTTTATCCGGTTGATACGTTGTCCAGTGAGGCGTTTTTTCCTGGGAATGCGATCCTTTGGCAGTACAAGGGTAGTCGGGGAAATTACTTGCGTTTGGGGCATATAGCATGTATTGCCATCCCGTCTATTTGGGAGGAAGATGTTCTTGCGAGGGGCAAACTCCGTTCTGTGAATACTTTCGCTGGGAATGAAGGTCATAGGTTGAGGTTTGGAGTCAGGGATGTGTGGTCTCAGGATGATACTCTTATTTCCGGGAGTATCGAGGGATTTATCAACCCATTCCCTCTGGAGGATGATGATTATGAACTGCCAGAGGTTCTTTATGAGTATGTTGTCAGGAGGGAGAGCGGGGATTCTTCAACAAGGTGAAATGGTTGATTGTGTTAACATATTAGGTCGAAGGTTTCGTGTTATTGCGTCTGACGGCTGTCCCTGGAATGATGAATTGAACGGCTACGAGGCTGCCGGGGGTGCTTATCACTTGAAGAGGAACGAGATTTGGATTGATAAGAATTTGGATTCAGAGCGGAAAGTCATGTTTCTTATTCATGAAGTTCTGGAAATTATACTGCGGCATCACCACTCCATCCTTGAAGATGATGGGCAGGTTACGTTTTCGCATGATACTTTTAGTGCAGTGTGCCTTGAATTTTATGCGGCCATGCGGGATGCTGGGTTGTTGATGATAGAGGAGGGGGATGAATGATGATGCTAACTAAGCGGAAGGCGAGTAATCGCCACGGGGTTCGCGGAAAATTCGTTGAATTCTTCAAGAGGAAAAATGGAAGGAGGAATGAGTGACGGACGGGATAAAAATCCTTGACGCGTATTGGACTGAACGTGTGAACGTTCTGATATTAATATGCCAATGCGGTTGTCGTTTTGAGCACAAAGCATCAAGGTGGAATGTGATGTGTCCTAAGTGTGGCTATTTTGACCACTTGAGCAAGATTAGGGAGAAATTCGTTAGAGAGCGTGGGAGGGATTGATGTATCTGAAAAGTATCAAAGGAGGTAGAGGGTGAATAAGAAAGAAAAACAAAGGTGGTTATGCGCCATTGACCGGTGCCTTAAGCAAGATGAATATTTCACTGATGCTGATAAATGTGAACTTTGCTTAGAGGCAAACGGTAATTGTGATGAGTGCATTTGCTTTGAATACTCTAAACATTTAGGTTTACTTCGTTCCCCCTCGTATTTATTTTGTTGCAATATAGCAAAGTCAGAATATCACAGCAACGCTAAACGGCATTCCGATACAGCAAATGTCCGTATGCATCTCAGAAGAATGAAGAAATGGCTTAATGTGTAATTGAATCACAAGAAGAACAGGAAAAGACGGGAGTGAGGTGATTTTATGGCGAAGGTAAAGAGAGAGGCACTGAAACGTCTAACCGATGAAGACTTGATTGCCATGTCTAATTCCGACTTGGCTAGAGTGTGTGGTGTAAGCGGTGCGTGGGTGACTGAAGAGCGACGCCGCAGAGGGTTACGGCCAAACAAGAATCTGTATCTTGAAAAGATGATATTAGAGATGTACGAGGGAGGGGTTTCGGTCTGTGATATGGATCAGGAAGTTTCCGCGATGTTTGGCAAGTCTAGAAGAACAGTTCAGAGACTCAGGTGTAAGTTGGGGATAAGGGGTTTACGCGGTTGTGCAGAGGGTACAGGTTCAAAGTTGTCGGAATCGGCTAGAAAGTTCATGATGGATAACTTGGGAAGAATGCCTGATGCCGAGATTGGGCGTGTAGTCGGATTGTCGCGGGAGCGAGTTCGCCAGATACGCAGCAGGCATGGGGTGCCGAAGTACATGCGGGGTGGAAAATCGAAAAAAGTTAGTGCAACCCCTTGACAACTATGAAAAGTGTGCTATGATATGAAGGATGGAGACATATAGAGAGGTTGTAAAAAACCAGTTAGAGGAAAGGAGGCATGAAACAATGACAAAGGAAAAGTTGGAAGTTTGGCGGAAAGCTTACAAGAAGGCTAGACGGGTATTGGGAATACCTCGGTTTGAGCGGGAATGTCGGCTCACTTCGGGCGATACCCGGCGGCAGGAAAAAGCCTATAAGGTTCCGGGAACGCGAGAACATGGAACGCACTGCATGTTAACCGCACAGGCCCGGAGAATGGCTGAAGAGGAAACTGGGTTCCGGTGGCCATTTGAGGATGACTAATCCGCCCGCCGCTGGCGCGCTCCGGGGAGTTCGATTCTCCCCTTTTGGAGCAAAAAAAGGAAAGGAGAGGAAAAATGGAATTTTTTCTTGAAACGCAAGATGATTTCAATAGGTTTTTGAAATCAGTAGTATGCCCCCAGTGCGAGGAAATTGGGTGCTTTGATTACATTCTTGAATTTGATGAAGCTGAAGAAGATTCAGATACAACCCATGATTTCTGGACGACGCCAATTGTCGTCTGGTGCACCAAATGTAATTGGGAAACAAAAGGGCAAGAACTTTATGACGTTTCCTTCAATGAGATGGAGCCGTGGAAGTGGGAAGGGAAACGCGAATCATTCTATAAGTTTGCAATCAATGAAAAAGATGGCGATGAGGGCCCAGACTCCTGTAACAGGAATGGATAAAAAAGGAAAGGAGAGGAGAGGAAAAATGAAAAAAGAAAAGAAGCTGGAAGTTTGGCGGAAAGCTTACAAGAACGGGCTTGAAATGGCCCCTTAGTCTTAACGAAAGTTGAGGGCCGTCCAATGAAACGCATGACTAAAGGAGAATTTGAGCGGTTAGAGCGCAACGAATTTGGTGTTTTAGAGTTGCCGGGATTCACAGATTATTCCGAGATTACGAGTTTCCCTGAACGGTGCAGTTTTGGGGAAAAGTGTAGTTTCGGGGAAGAGTGTAGTTTCGGGGGACGGTGCAGCTTTGGAGATAGTTGCAGCTTCGGGGAAGAGTGTAGCTTCGGGGAATGGTGCAGTTTTGGGGAACGGTGCAGCTTCGGGGAACGATGTAACTTTAGGAAATGGTGTAGCTTCGGGGGCTGGTGTAGCTTTGGAGTGAATTGTGTTGCTGTTTTTCCTTATTGGGGATATGTTTATCCGCCTCCGTTTGAAACTGAAGGTAGGATTCTCCCGCCTGCTACCGCACGTGGGTATTGGATGGAAAAGTTGGCCCCCTGGGGTCTGAAGTCTATCGAAAAAGGCTGCTATGATGCAATAGCAAGAGAGTTGGTTCCGTTACTAGACAAGATTTTAAGCGAGGGGAATTGGACGGAATGTGAAAAGCGGATTCTGGAATCGTGGAAAGAGCAAGGAGGCTTGGTATAATGAAACGCATGACTAAAGAAGAATTTGAGCGGTTAGAGCGCAACGAATACGGTATCTTGGAGTTGCCGGGATTCACAGATTATTCCGAGATAAAGAGTTTCCCGGAACGGTGTAATTTTGGGATGTGGTGCACCTTCGGGAAAAGATGTAGTTTCGGGGACCGGTGTAGCTTCTGGGAAGAGTGTAGCTTCGGGGAAGAGTGCAACTTCGGGAAAAGATGTAGTTTCGGGAACTGGTGTAGCTTCTGGGAAGAGTGTAGTTTCGGGGAAGACTGTTGCTTCGGGGAACGGTGCAGCTTCGGGGCTGGTTGTAACTTCGGGAAACGGTGTAACTTTGGGGTAGGCTGTGGTTTTGGGGGACGAGATGGCTTGGGGGCGGGTTGCAGATTTGGGGCTGGTTGTAGTTTCGGGGAAGGATGCAGCTTTGGAGTGAATTGTGTTGCTGTTTTTCCTTATTGGGGATATGTTTATCCGCCTCCGTTTGAAACTAAGGGTAGGATTCTCCCGCCTGCTACCGCACGTGGGTATTGGATG